GTGATAAACGCCCCAAATATCCAAAGTATCGTGGTTTCACTCATAGTGGTTGTAAAAATCGTACCAGCGTTTCGCTCGTTCAACCAAAGGTGATGCGCGAGTAGCCACAGCCCCGGCGATGATCGACACAGGCTCGCGTTCCGGCCCCAAGTCACGGCCAATAAATTCCACCTTCCACCACGGATTGCTTTCCGAAGGTTCTCGAAATCCGACGAGGCCGTCGTCGCCAACAGGATTCGCCGCCGCCCACGTCACCGGCACAGTGTCGTCATGAATCCAAATCCCGGCGCATATGATAAAACTCGCGTCCGGGAATGTCTGCTCCGACGCCAGCAAATAATCAAACTTCACGACACTCGTATTGCCCTGATTGGTCGTCGTCGCCGTGGAATGCTGCGCCCCAACCGCCACGGAATTGGAATTATACAACTGTAACCACATCTCCTGCACGCCCATATCGACGTGGTTGCTGGCGAAAAACCACGCGGGCGCATTGCTTGGCGTGATGGAAACGTCCTGCGATCTGGTCGTCACTTCATTAGTTCCAGTTCCTTGCGTGGATTCCTGCCGAAAAACCATGCCCAACGTATTGGTGTAATATTTGAGTTGCGTGAGACAGCCGGTCAAACCGGTCTGGTCATACTCTATGCTCCACATGTCGTGGTCATTCCCATTGAAAAAATTTGTCCCGACATTCGCGCCAACCACGGCGAATTCAATTACCGTTGAAAAATTCGTAAGCGCGTGCGGCGGACGGATGATGCCCGGCGTTCCTCGCCCGGGAAAAATCGCCACGTCGTAACACAACACCGTGAGTTGACTCGCATCTATTCGGTTATAAAAATGCTGACCTTGGCAATACACCGCCGGGAAGGGCGGCGGCAGCGGCACGCCCGCAGAGGCGAAGCCTGACATATTGGTAAAATACATGTTATTGCTGCCGCCCGTAAACGCGAGTTGTCCATCGCTGGAAAACCAGAGTGAGTTCGGCGAGTTCGTCGTCTGCCAGTTATTCCCGACCACGCCCTGCCGCGGCATCGCAAAAAAATCGACTTTCTGAGCGTCATTGGTGATGGCGGCCAACTGGGATTGGGCGCAGAGGCGCGGGGCCAGCGAGAAAAGAAGGGCGATCAAGGAAGCGAGTTTCATCAGTGAAACGCGGGTTGATATTGGAAAAATCCGAAATCGTTGGTCGCGGACGTGCCGCTTGGATTTTTCACCGTGATGCCGCATTGAATGTTGGTGCCGTTTCCGAAAGCATAATTGGCGGATCGGGTGACAAATGCGCTTCCGTTTTCCGAATAGGAAATGTAGAGCGTATTGGCATTGGTCTGCATGACATACCAATCCACATCCATCGGAGTTCCGTTTCCGGTCGCGTTAACCGCCGGAGTGAACACAGGGCTGCCGGACCCTCCCAAATACATTTGGTTCGTTGTTCCGCCGCTGCCGATTGGAGTTTCGCGATAATGAATATGAACGGTGTCGCCGTTGTTTTGGAACAATCCGGCGGGAAATAGTGACGTGTTGTTCGTTATTAAAGCCGTCTCAGCCGGGCCGACGTTGGCGATTGGACCGATCCAGTTGGTATAGACTCCACCGATGACCATGCATTTCTGTCCGCTGGTTCCCATCTGCGCGTACATCGAACCGATGTTCGTTTCAACACCATAAAACGTGGACGCAGCACCGAATGACGAAGCTCCGCTATTCGTAAACTGGCCGTTATTGGTGATGCCGGTTGAGAGAATTGGAGCATTAAATGTCGCCAATCCTTGAAACGTCGAAGTTGCATTTATTGCGAAGTTGGTGGTCACTGTCACCAAAGCGTTTGAGGAAATAACGCCAGACGATTGGTCTGTTCCGTAAATGCCAGCATTTTGTCCAAACAAAACCGCCTGACCATTACCACCGTTCCCCAAATTAAGTTCCGAGCCGGTTCCGGACGAATCGTTTAAAATGGTATCAGTGGTTAGAAGCCGAATTCTCACCGCAGCCGGCGCGGACTGAGAATACACACTGACAGCGTTTAATCGGGTTGCGTTGGTGATGATGGCGGATGTCAGCCCTGCATAAACATCGAAAGTGCCATTTGTGGCTTCAGCGATTGTCTTTCCGTTGTTCACAAAAGCGACTTCGTTGCTGGTGAAAAAGTTCACGCCGTTGGTCAAAATCCCCGCAGCGTGAATCGTTGTGTTGGCCGGAGTTCCCATGTTCGCCACCAGCGTCCCGTTCGAGTTTACCCCGGCGACGGTAACACCATTCAAGTTGTACTGCACAATTGCTGTATTGTTACTCCCGGAGTTGACGATGAGAGATGATTTTCCCGACGTTGAGTTCGTTATAATTTCCTGACCTGTCACCGTAAGCAGGACATTCTCGGTAAGATTCGTGGTGTTAGGCGTCAGTAGCGACGTGTTTGTGCCGGTGCCATTTTGTGTGGCAATGAATGACCCTGCTCCCACATTCGTCAGCCCCGCGCCATTGCCGTCAAACGTTCCGACAAACGTTCCCCCCGTAAGCGTTCCGCTGAAAGTGACCGGAAAGTTGGTGGTGAACGGGCTGTAAACGATTCCCTGCGCGGCACAGCCAACGGCCACGAAGGCCGACAGTAAAACTGCGAGTATGGTTTTCATTGTGAAATTGTGACCTTGGCGATGTCCACCGTGAATTGGTCGTTGGCTTGGGCGGTATTCCATGACAGCAGAATGGCCAGGTTTTTGGACGACGTTGTGTTGATTGAGGTCTGAACGCCTTGGATGGTGAGCGCCGACACAGCAACTATTTGGTTCACGCCCTGCACGATGCAAGCGCCGGATGTTCCCGAGCCTCGAAATGTGATGTCCAGATATGAATCAAAAAATGGGGATGCCGTGACTGTCCCGGTCGTCCATGTGTTCGTGTAGATCGTTGTTGTCCCCAAAAGAATGGCGTAATTCAGCGTGTTGCCAAGCGATTCATTGTACGGCCCACGCATTTCGATTCGGATGTCGGTTCCCGCCGTCATCTGCGCGGGCGTCAAGGTGAGCGTGCCGATGCCGTTGTTGGTGCCAAACAAGTTGATCGTTGAAGTCGAGTTCGTGATGCCCCATGTGTTCGTGGACGTATAAACCCGGTTCACTCCCTGAGATGACGTTGGAAGCCCGGTCAGGCCCGCGCCGCTGCCAAAGAACTCGTTCGCGACGACATTGCTTCCGAACAGCGCGCCTCCATTGGTGATCTGCGCCACCAGCCCCTGAGAGCCGTTGTAAAACGTGAAGTTTGCGTTTGAGTCCCACCCCCAAAAGCTCTGATTTAAGTCATTGGTTCCACTACCTTGTATTACAAATGGAAACTGTCCCGCGCCCCCAAAGTGCCACAGAAACCCGTTGGTCTGATTCACTCCGATCAGTCCGCCTGTGATGCTGGCGTTTGTGGATGCCGCGAAGTTAGCCGCTGGCGCAAGGTTCGTGATTCCTGAAGGCGGAATATTAGTCAGCCCGGAGCCATTGCCAGAGAACGCGCCGCCAGCGGCGGCAAAACCATTGGTAGCGATGACCGAGTTTGAGGCGACTATTGAACTCGCTGTGGTCGTGCCTGCCAGATCAGTGTTGGTAATGATCGGCCCGCTGGCGAGATGAACATTCGTTCCCTGGAGAATCGTGAAATTGGCGTCGAAGGTATTGGTCAGCCCGGTCGCGCCGCTGATGTTCGTAAGGCCCGCGCCGTTGCCGTTAAACGCCCCGTTGAAAGTGCCATTAAATGTGCCGCCAGTCAGCGTCCCAACAGCGCCGGTCGGCACCTGATTGGTCGTGAACGGCCCGTAAACGATGCCCTGACCGAGTGCGTTGAGTGCAAACAGCAGGGCGGCGGCTATGGCGAAATACCGACGATGACCTGCGTCCATGATTGGAGATTTGTGTCCCATGTGTAGAATGATGGATGACTGGTCGTCGAATAATAAACCGCTGGCTGAGCCGTGTTGGTTGGCGTGCTGCCGGGAATCAGTGTCGCGCCATTGAGCACCTGAACCGCTCCACCGCCGCCCCCGCCGCCGTTGGCCAAAATCTGCCCAAGCAGGTAGATCATTATCGGGCCGACGTACCCGGCGGGTATCTGGCAGTCGTAACACGAGGCTGCGGTGACAAGTTGTTGCGGTGTCATACCAGTGGCGGCAATCTGATTCAGCAAATAGATGATGACCGCGTTCTCGATGCCATCCGCTATCTGGCAGTCATAGCACGCAGCCGCCGTGACCAATTGTTGTGGCGTCTGTGCCATTCATTTACTCACCAGCGCCGCCCGGCCCGCCCGATGAAGCCCGCGCGGCGGTCGCCGCCAGCTTGCCCATTGAGCGTTCCATCTGCGTGCCCTTCGGCTCGTCTTCGCCGCCTTCCATGTCGTGGCCGATTTCGTACTCGTCCTCGTACTCATGCACGATCTTCATCGGGCACTTGTCGCCGACGCCGTACTTCTTTCCGCCGAACATGGACTTCGGCACCAGCGTGGTTGCGCCATCATCCTCGTCCTGGACTTTTTTCATCGGCTCGGACTCGGCTTGGCTTGGTGAGGACTCATCGTCCCCGCCGTCATCGTAATTCATCATAGGCTTTGCGGTTCAAAAACGGGTGATGCCGCTGTCAACGGCACCACCCACAATGAGCAACTGCTAGTCAACAATCGGAACACCGGAGCAATTGACAGGATCGCTCTCGTAGTTCTGCGCCGGGTAGCCCGGATCAGGATTGCAGGGCACCACGTTGATAACGCACGCGGGTTCGCGGCGGTGGAAGTAAAGCTCGCTCAATTCCACGTACATCGGGCGAGTCGCCTGCTTGAAGTCCGCGATGAACTGGCCCTTGTTGCGCCGCTTGTTTTCAATCGGCTGGCCGTTCACGTCGGCGCCAAGGTTGTCCATCACGAACTGCCAGCGTCCGGCGAAGTCACGCGCGGAGTAAGGCATTTCAGGATTGACCGGCGTGGCGTCGGCCACGAGCACCTGCAACGCCTTTTTGTGCCAGACGTAGGTGAAGCAGTACTGAGCGAAGGCATACGACGTGTTCACCACATCCTTGAGGCCCGGAGCGCCGCCCGCTCCGCTGGAAACCACGTTGGTGTAGGGCAGCACGACCTGATAGCGGAACAGGTTCGGCCCGGCGGGAGAAGCCCCGACGTAGTTGAACCGCAACTGGAATGGGTCAACGCGGGCGATGAAGTTGCCGATTTTTCCGCTGAAACCATAGCGCCAATACTCGGTCACGTTCATGTCCCACTGCTCAAACCGCCAGTTGCCGGTCACAGACGGCACACCGCCGATGCCCGCCTGACCGCCAAGGTGGTCCAAATCCCACAGGGTTTCGAGGTCTGTCACCAACTCGATCATTGGCGGCATGTCCTTGAACGGCTGCTTGCCGAAATAGCCCCACTGCATGAGCGGCTGCACCCGGCGCTGCAACATCTGCGGCGTCAGTTTGAACACGCTGGTGTTCGGCACATTGCAGTCGATATAGATTTCCTCGTCCCCCACCACCACCCACGTAAAGCTGAAAGTGTTCGTCGCCGACCCGAAGGTGCTGGACGCCACGTACTGCTGCTGAGCGTATTGCGCCACGCGCTTGCGCAGGTAGTTGCTCCAAATCGCGGATGTCGCGGGCTTCAGGATGTCGGTGATGATCTGCCGAAGATGCTCCTGCGCGTGGGTGACGTGCATTTCCTGGTCGTAGCAAAGCAGCGGTGTCGCCCAAGACTGTTCTTCGAGGAAATACACCAGCCGGGTTGCGCCCCATGTGATGTAATGCTCGGTTTTATCGCAGGGCGTGCCGATGCAGTTGCCTGCCGCCGTGGCCGTCCATGTCTTCGTGACGTTCGGCCAGACGTGATTGAACCGGTCGAGAGTGTGCTGGACGCCTGAGTATGCCTCGAAGGTGCCAACGTCAACATGCAGTATCCAGCCATCCTCTGGCCGAATATCCTCAAGAATCAGTTGATCGTAAACCGGTTCCTGATCGACGAGAAATTGTGTGAACTGACAACCTGAGAGCAGGTCGTTTGATTGTGGGCAAGCTGCCATATAATCGCTTCATTCAAGTGTTTCACGGCCATTGGTCGCGGCTGTCCGATGACAACTCGACTGCTGGGGTTGGCGAATCCTCTTTTACGCCATTGCCGCTGGTGAGTGCGGCGAAACACCGAATTGCTGAAGCGACTTCAGCCTACGCTGATACAGAATTACGTTAACGTTACCGAATCTGTCAAGGCGTATTTTAGGAAATTGTTCTACGTGGAACAAAACGCGGACGCCGGGACAGCCTTTTGGCCACTCCCGGCGTCTATTTTATGGCCTCGTAATGTTTGGCCTAAAAGTGCTATGCCGCCACAGGCTCTTTCTTGGCGGGTGTCGCCGCAGCTTTTCGTTTTGCCGCTTCAGCGCGGAAATCATCGGTCGCAGGAGCAACCTGAGTGAGTTCGGCTGTCTTGATCTCCTGCCCGGTCGGAGTGACCCAAGACTTTTTCTCGGCGTCCGGCACGACCTTCTCAGGCTTCTTTGGAAGATCGCCTTTGATTAGCTTGCACGCGATGGCCAGTCCAGCGCCCTCTTTCAAATCTTCCTCGACGACAGCGTTTGGCACCTTGTCATGCCCAAGCCGATGCCAAGGAGTCATGCCCTGCACCCATCGGCGGCGCAAGACCTCGAATTCAGGGTTGTTACTCGCCTGATGCGTGGCCAGCACCCGCGAGCCTTCGGTCAGCCATTCCGGCAGGTCGATCATGCCGACAGGTGTGCCGAACGGTTCGCCATCTTTTTCGACGTAAATGTAGTGTTTCATAGATTATTCACCAAGCTCGCTTATTTGTTCGACTGCGCCATAGTTCCTGCTGCCTGACCGCAGACTCAAAATCCCGATCATGCCGTTGCAACGTCTCAACCAGAAAATCCGCCAGAATAAAGTCCGGTATCTTTGTCTTACTCTCAAGATTGTGGCGCTTTACCAGAGCCATTAGTTCGGATTTGAATGAGGGTTTAGCGGGCATGGATTATCCCCGGATTCCAGACGTTCTTGCCTTTTCAGCAACCGCCGTCATCAGCCTGTCCATTGCCTTCTGGCCGGGCGGCGGTTTGGCAGGCCCGCCAGCCGCGCCTTTCCCGCCCTGTGGTTCGCTGGCCTGATATTGCTTGAGTTCAGTGCGAGCGGCCTTCAACTGCTGCCGGACGGACTTCAAATCTCTGACCGTGCGGTCGAATGCCGCCGCCTTCTGGAACACGGCGACATGATCTCGAATGACTTCAGCCCGCTTCTCAGGCGACATCCGATGGTCAGTCGGATACAGGTTCTTGAACGCCCGGTCGCTGGCCTCAATGCCAGCCTTGAGCAACGCATTTCCTTCCTCGTCGCCGTCCCGCTCTTTGAACAGCCGGGGATGCTCCTGATACGCCTTCATTTCCTTGTCCCAAGCGGTCGCAATCTCTTTCAGCACGGCCTTGGTGCGGTTGCTTGCCTGTTCCTGAGCCTGCTTCTGGCGTTCGCTGCCGTTTTTCTTGTAGTCCTCAAGAGCCTTCTGGCGGGAGACAGCCAATTGCTCAAGCTGATAGCGGTCTTGGAACATCATGCCCGCCGCATTGCCCCATGTTTCGGTCGCAAACTGCGCGGCCTCGTTGGGGTCAACAATGCCCATGAACTTGTCGAAATCCTCTGCCGTACCCCGGCGTTTGTTGCCTTCGGCGTCCGTGACCATGTATCGTTCGGCGTGTTTCTGCCCTGTCTCGTAGGCGTCCGCGAATGGCTGCACGTACTTGGACTTATACTCATCGCTCTGCTGGTAATCCGTGTACCGCAGCTTCTCGTCAAGCTCCTGCGCGCGCTTCTCGGCGGCAGTGAGCTTTCCAGTCCAGTCCTGATCTTTCTTCTCAAACTCGGCCAGACGTTGCTTCGCGGCATTGGCTTCGGCTTCCAGAGCCTTGAGCCGGGCTTTCGATTGCTCGTATGCCTCACGCAACTGGCGCGGTGGCGTCTTCTCAGCGTCGATCTCGCCCGGCACTTTCTCACCCGCTTTGCCCTCGACTTTCTTTTCAGCAGCCTTGGCTTCCGGCTTTGGCTCGACATCAACCTTCAATCCAGGCTTCACCGCCTCTTTCGCCTTCTCGGCAGGCTGGTCTTTGGACATGTGACCGAGCCGGTCAAACGCCTTGGTCATGCTAGGGCTGATAGTGCCCGGCGCGCGGGCCATCGGTGCGGCGGGTGTTGCTGGCGCAGCCGGTGTGGCAGGCGCGGGTGCTGTGGCGGCTTCTGGCATATCAGGCTTTGTAGTTCAGACCTTCAGGTTTCGGTTTTCTCGCTGGCGACGGCGTCGTGAGGCCCATCAGAAGCTCAAGGAACTTCTTCGCGCCTTCAAGCTGGACGCCGACAGCCGCCGGATTGGTCGGATTAGAAGCCAATTGCATCTCAGCCATCGCGGCGGTTGCAGCGGCCTCGAATTGATTGGAGTCCACAATCGATTGCCAGCCTTTCGCAAGGTCGGACTCACGGAATGTTTTGCCGGGGGAGATCATTTTTCAAATGTTCGCACTAACAGCCACGCATAAAGGCAAAGCCCCAATAGCGCGATAACCAATCCAGTGCTCACAAATACTTCGGCCCTTTCTTGCGCTTCGATGGCCGACGAATCTTCAGCTTGCGGTCGAAGACGGGCTGTTGGTCAACCAACGGCTGACCGAACTTGCAGCCAGAGGATTTTCCGGTTGATGCTGATGGCGTGCCGTTCACGACAGCACCCCCACAACCTCATCCGCGCCGATGATGGTGTATCGCTTGCCGTCCCACTCAACTTCCGGCGCACCAATCCAGCCGTAGTTCACCACGTCGCCAACAGAAATCTCAGTTGGTATCCTCACGCCAAGGTGATTCACCTTGCCCGGCCCGACGCTGACCACGCGGCCCTGTGTGGGCTTCTGCTGATACTGCGGCGCGGCGACAATGATGCCGCTGCCAACTTTCGTCGGCAGTGGAATTGGCTCGATGATGACTTTGTTGCCGATGGCGCGGAGACTCATATCTTTTTCCTATGATGCCACAGTTTTGGAAATTTGAAACTCAATTTGCTTTTCCACCTGTCGAGTGTTTCCTTTTTAAGTCCAATCTCGTAGCAAGGAGACGGCGGAAGAGAGAATTCAAGGAATGATTCAAGCTCAATTCGGGCCAATTGCCATCGGGTTTTGGGAGGGTTGTAAACACGGCCACTCGCGCAAATATTAGCCAAGTCCTGAAACGATTTATCCATCCATGTGCCGTGAGCTTTGGTGTCCCTATAGCTGGCCAACTTTTGTTGCAGGCATTCTCGCTCGTATTTGCTCAAATACGTTGACAGCCTGCCGACCGCCGCAGCGATTACCGGCTCACTCTGTTTGTAAAATTCCTCAAACTCGTAATATCCCCACTGTTTTGACGTGTACTGATGCTCTGGATGTCTGTTGATGTGATCGCGTAACGAACCGCCCTTTGGAAGCAAGAGCATCTGCTGACGAATGACGGCTCCAAATTCCTCACGCTCCAAACGCAATCGGGCGTGTTTGCCGACACAGATCACAACAACCATGCCTGTCAGTCGTCGCTTGATTTTTATCCAGTTCGGCGACCAGTTCATTCCTTCTTCTTCCTCTTTGCGGTTTTGGGATGCCTTTTGAGCGACTGGTTGTAGTGCGGCTTCCGGGCGACTTTCATTATCTGTCTCGCATGTTTTCCAGCATCGACGCCCTTAATCAAATCTTCCGGCCTCGCGACACCCTTGGGCGACCGATGCAGCGCGTGAATGCTCTCCGGTATCTCCGTGGCGTAGCGCGGCAATTGCGGGTATGTGGGGCAGTCAGTCATCGTCCAGCGGTCGGAATCATGTGAAAAATAAGGTCGTTCAATGCGTCCTCCTGATCGACCGTTAAATCCTTTGGAATAAAATCCAGCACGGCGTCAATTTGTTTGAGTTCGCGAGCGAGTATCGCCTTGCGGCATTCCAGATTCGGACGCAGTTGAGACTTCGATGGCGGTTGTGCTTGACACTCTTTCATGCTGACTTCTGTTTCTGCGGAAACAAATCCGGGCGGCTTTGAATCAGGAAGGTTGACACCATCCGCAGGCACCTCGACTGGTCCATCAGCGAATGGCATTTCAGCACATTAGGCTCAGTCCTCGCAACGTGTTCCATGCCCATCGCCTCGACCATGAACATGTTCACCATCGCTTTCCACACGTCATCGTTTTTCAACGCCTCTGGAAGTTCCGGCGGCGGGGCCGCTGCTTCTGCCTGTTGCGCGGCGGCTTCAGCTTTGATTTGATCTACCATGCGCTTTTGCTCAAGCATTCCGGCGCTTGGTGGAAGATGTGTTTGACCGTTCGGGAGATGAATTACATTCTCTGACGGCGACTCAGATTCTACAGTCATGCGCGGACGGTAATCTGGCGTCAGCATCGCCGTCAAGTGTTTATTTTACAAAACGTCCGCAGGCTCGGGCACCTGCTTGGCAAAATCAATGCCCGCGTCTTCTTCCTCCTGCACGGCCTGCACGGCGTCAACGAGGGCTTCCAGATGCACTGTCACTGGCTGGTCTTTCAGCTTCTCAGCCACTTCCTTGCAGTGATCGACCGCCTCTTGAATCGTGTCGCCCATGCCAAGCACCCAACCGAATGACTCATCGCACGGCTCCGGTTGCGGCACGAGATGATACAGGCCGTCCATCTTGCAGGCGTTTGAGATGAACACGCAGTCACGAATTGAGTCCGGGATTTCGACCACTCGACCGCCACGCGGATTGTCATCGTGCTCGACCATGACCTGTACCACGTATTTAAACCGTGTCTCAGGCTCAACCAATTCACCGGCAGCGCCCTCCCAAATGATCTCACACAGGTTTTTGTAGTTCGCCATCTGCGCTTCCCCGGCTGGCGACGGCATCCGGCACGTCGGGTCAGTCAGGTAGGTGTCGCGCATCTCCATCGTCCAGAAGTTTCGGAAACGCTCTTTGCGCATGAACGGCATCACAAATTCGTTCGCCTCTTTGATCTCGTCCGGCAGTTTGTCGTAAGGAGTAACGACGCCGATATACGCTTTGTTTTTGATCTCCGGGCCGTGCATGACGATGCTGGGAATCCTGCCATCGATGCAGATCATGTCACCGCCGACTTCGACCTTGGCGTTGATCTTCTTCTCAATCACGAACGGCACGTCATTTTGAGCCGCGTTGAACTCGATGCGCTTGATGTCCAGCCAGCCGCGAATCAGCGAGAGCTTCGTAAACTTCTTGGTTTCCCAACTCCCGCGATATTTGCTGACCTTGATGTAAAGTTCCTCGCCGTCGTGGTCGATCAGGTAACGCTCAAGCTCCTTCATTCCAACAACGACATCGTGCGGCGGGACATCCATGCCAATCTTGGCCTGATGCTCCTTGAGAAACTCGCGGTCGAGTTCCAATCGGTCGGCCTTGCGCGACCCCCACACTCGTTTGCCAAGGCTTTCCAGCAGCAGTTGCAGGCCGCCGTGTTGCACGTCGGGAAACACGCAGATGTCGATCTTGGACAGCACATCGGGGTCAAACGGGTCTGGACAAACTTCGATCTCGTCAAACCCTTCGCCGACCATCGCGTCGTTCAAGTGGCTGGTTCCAAACTCCCACGGCACATGGTATAGCACCTTGCCGAATCCCTTGGACAGCGCGATGGCCGTCTCAAGATAATTCCCGTGGTCAAACACCAGCGCCGTTTTTTGGGACAGGTCGGTCATGGATTTTAGTCGTGTGCTGCTCGCGTGAGCGTTTGAGTTCTTCGCGCAACTTCTGCTGGTCGCAGATTAACTCAGTCTTCGGTTTCTTCTTGTCCGAAATTTCCGTCTTCATCGGGGTATTCTTCGGGCATGTCAAAACGCCTTCAACCTTCCGTTGCGTTTCACATTCGCGGCGGCTTCCAAATCGGTTTTTGCAATATCGACCCGGTGTTGAACCGCGTCTTGTTTCGTTTTTTGCTCGAAAGCCAACTGACGTTGAGCCGTGCGCTGCGCGTGAGCCTCGCTGGCGACCTTGGCCTTGGTCTGCGCGGTGAGCACGATGGCCTGAATCTTCGCCTGCGTTTCAGGGTCAAGCTGTGCGCCGGACTGTTTCTGTTTTTCAGTGAACCGCTGCGCGAATCCTTTGACCTCGTTCATGAGTTTCCCAAGCCCGTCGCTGAAAATCTTGGCGTGCTGCTTCTCGTGCTTGTCAGCGGCCAGCAACTTGATATATGCCGCGATGTTGTTCCCCAGATTCGACAGCCCGATGATCTCGTTCTGTGTGCCCACGTTGTCGGTCTTCTGAATCCGCGTGACGACGGTTTGCATGGCCTGCAAGAGTCCGGTAATCATCTCGACGTAATTTATTCCGGGCTTCGCGGCGACCGGCAGACCTTGCAGCAACGCTCCCGCCGTCAATTGCGCGTCGTGCGTGGTGTCGCTGACTTCCTGCATTTCGGGCACCATCAAATCCGGCAAATTCGGGTCGTCGCTGTTGGCGAGAATGTAGAGCCGGTCAACAATCTTCTGCGCCGGTGGGGGCAGTGAAGGCCGCAGCGCCATGAGTCTGCTTGCCATCGTTTGTTGCCGGGTTTTGTTGCCCATGCCGATGACGCGGTTCGCGGTGATCTGATGACACTCGGCGTCAAGAATTTCTTCCGGCACTCCCTGCTTCAAACACGCGAGACGAAACGCCCGCACGTCGGCATTGCTCGACGACTTGTTGCAGAACCGCCTTCCGATCTCTCGGTATTGAAACTCAGCCTGATTGTAGGCGTCGGTCATCACGGAGCCGATCAGGGCCGACCCGGCATCCACACGCGCATTGGTCTTCGTCGCCGTCTCGTCGCTCTCGTCGTTGGCTTCCACGTTCGACGAATACGACACCGAGTTCTCCGCGAGCGTCTGCCGATTCAGTTGCAGCGCGAACTCCACGAGTCCCTGCGGAACCTGCCAGCGTTCGTTTGGCTGGATGAAATGCACGCCTGGCGGTATCACGCCCCTGTCCCTGAGTTCAACTTTCTCAGCCCGTTGCTGGTCTGCCGGGCTGTCCACCCGGAAGTATTGCAGCATGGCCTCAAACGTGGCGTCACTCAGTTTGCATCGCAGCATGTTTTCCAGCTTGCACACCGAGTAGTTGAGCCATCCCATGCTGCGAACGCTGTGATACCGAAAGGGCGCCACGCATGAGCAGTCGGCGAATTGAAAGTGAATGATCTGGTCGATCTTGTCGGCGAACACCCGGTCGCCGGAATCGTACAGAAACTCGTTGCGGCTGCCCATGAACGTGCGGTCGGGGGCATCGTATTTTCCCGGAGCCTTGATGTTTGGTTTGGCCTGAAATCCAATGCCGCCGTAGCCGGGAGTACCCCATGCGTCGAGCACAATGCGCCGCTTCCAACCCGCCTGATCGTCTGAGTCATCCCAAAAGTAAACGTCGAAGGTGTCAATCGTCGGCACACAGTCAGAGGCGTACAGTCCGCTATCCTGTTTGATGCGCTCACTCATCTTTTCCGGCGACCAGACTTCCGGCCACGTCGTTGACATCAGATTTTGAGCCTCTTTGTCCGCCCACGCGATTGCGCGTTCAACCAAGTCCATGTTCCACGCGGCATCCACCTTGGGGCCGTGCGTGAGTTTGTGAAGTTCAAACGGGGTGTAGCGGCGGTAGATGGCGAAGAACGGCAGGTTGCTGGTATCGGTCAGCGTGTCTGACGGCACGAGCACGTCTTCAACGCCAAGGGACTTTGGACACCACGCCTGACGGTTTTCCCAATACGACGGCCCGATGCCGTGCAACACATCCAAGGCGAAGACCGACTTCCGGCAACCCAGGAACTCGCGGCTGTTTTTTATCCGCTTGTTCATCTCCTTGGTCACAATCTCGCTCCACACCCTGCGCTTCCATGCGGGGCCGCGATCTATTGTGACGGTGAACAACTGCGGAGTGGAATTGAAGGCGGTGTTGAACTGCAACCGGGCGTTGTGCAGCATCGTTGTGCCCGACAGGAAGTTGACGTTCGTGGCAAACCGGCCCTCGCCAAGCTCGTCATCGCTGAACGGCGGAAACCCGTTGTAGAGGTCATTCAGCTTCGCGCGATTCTGCGCGCGCGGCCAGTCGGCAAGTCGCATTTGCCAGACCACCTGCTCGACGCCTGCCGCTGTTGAGAATTGCACGATGGCAAGTTACGCCTCATGCACATCCGAAATCAAGGGTGATTTAAGCTCAAGGTCGTTAAGCGACTCCCGCACCACCGTAGTAACGAAGTCCTTTAATGTTTCGGCGTCAAAGTTTTCTTGAACATGATACATCACTCGCTCCGGCTCGCTGTGACTCGGAGCCGCAATGCAGATGAATGCCCGAATATCTTTCGGGCACTGCGATTGCATCGCTGACAGTATGGCCAACGCTTCTTCCGCGCTCACGTCGCACCCGCCTTTAACTTCGCAAGTTCATCCCTCTCCAAGTCGCGAATCCGGTCGCAGACTTCTATGAAGATAACAGCCTTCGCCCGTATGGCCATTGTCTCGCGAGCTTGTTTGGTGGTTGCGCAGTCCTCAGAGAAAAACGCGGCGAGAATTTCCTTCGCGGCGTCCTTGTGTTTTTCTCCGTTCACCATCTCGTCAAGGTCGCCTGCGCTGCATTCATTCGCTGTTCCATGCCGCGCCTGAATCGACCGCCTCAAACTATCGGCGTGTCCATCTCGGATTAACCGCAGGTATCGCAAGTCTTTCGCAGGCCCGTGTTCCAGCGCGTCGAATTCTTTGATGGTGTCAATGCGAATCATATTGGCGACTCTTTCACCCTCCACGCCAGATGTCAACTCTTTTATTGACAAAGATGCTGACAGTGGGAGAATGCTCGCAATGGTCTTTCAGGCGCAACACTGGCGGTTCGGATTATCGACGTGGCAATCGGTCTCTGAGCCAATGGTTTCACCATGCACCGGACAGTCCTATGTTTGGGCACGACTTGTGCAGCCTGAAAAGCCAACGCCGGGCCGAATTGGCAATGCGTATCTGTTCTTCACCAAAGACATCAAACCAATATGTCCACAACCAGAATCCACTACGAAGTCGTGAGTCCATCCAATCTTGGAGATCAGGTGTTGTTTTCGTCGGCGACAGAGGATGGCGCTTTTAAGTGGTTTTGGAAGGAGTCCGAGAAAGACCCATTGTTCCCGATGACCGTCGTAAGAAAAACCTTCGAGCGCAAAGTCCTGCAAATCAGGCTGGGGAAGAAAGTCCACTCCGGCCTTCCACATCATCCATCGGATTACGAATCAAACACTGGCCGTGATACTGCCAGCCGTGGAATCCGAAAACGTCGTCGATAGTCCGGGGAAATTCCGGCACGGCGATCTCAAGGCTGAATCCAGCCGCGATCTCAATCGGCGCGAATCGGAATCCCGCAGCAACCGCCTTGTCGTGCAAGTGCTGGCAGATATGCACGTCCTCGTTCTCGTGCGTTAGCTCACCTTGTTCCGCGCACCACAGAGCGAACCGTTTGCTGCGAATGCAGAAGCCGCCGTTGCCAACAGGTTTTGGACACATGTTCGACGGCCACGGAGCGCCGATGTAATCGTAGTGCAAAAACTGGTCGCTCCACTTGTGGGGATTGACCGGGAATCCGTCCGTGTGGATAATCATAAAATGGTCTTCCGTGACCAGCTTTGGGAGATCGAACACACAGAACTTCGAGTAACGCTCCCGACTCCCGTACGCGATGTCAGCCTGATGCGTGATGATCTTGTCGCTCAACCGTGGACTCGCAGGCTTGTCTGTGACCAGGTGTGCGCGGGTGAAGAAGTTGTCCGGCAGAATCGACAGCACGCCAACCAGTGTCAACCACGCCCGGCTGTAGTCCTGACCGTCGAGCATGAAGACTTCAAGGCTCATGCTTCTTCGGTATCAGCGAGAGCGCATCCACAACCGCCCCACTCGTGTTCATCAAACTCACCACTGGAGTCGCAGTAACCAACGTCACAATATCCCCATCTCTTTCAATAAGTTTTCCAAAGCGGACAGGGCAAACATCGCCCTTAGCAAATCTGCCTTCAATTTATCGTCTTGAATATCACTTGCTCGGCGGAAAGATTTCAAGCAACAACCGTACGCGGTGCTGAGTTCGTTCTGAGGACGTTTGCGTTTAATTTCTTCTTCAATGTTGTTCATTGGCTCAACTGGTAGGAAGGGTAACAGGCTCATGCCAAAAACTTAGAACAACTGATGTCTATGAATCGAAGGATGTCGCCGTATTTTTCTCGCACATACTTTTGATAGCACATCTTCGCCTCGATGATAGTTTCGGAGCTTATCAACCTTGACGACCCATAAATATTCGGATTGTAAACCAGCCACACGGTTTTCATCTCGCCACAGCCATCATTCCACCACCACCTGAAAACGCTGGCATCTTCACCGGCGTCTGCGCCCACTCGTCCAGCACGGGAATCATCTCGTGCAGATGCTTTACAGCGGTGTCGTATTTGATTTCCAGCACGCAGTTGCCTTTGGGTATGCTCGCGCCCCATCCGTTCGCCGTGAACGCGATATAGGGCGTGCCAGCGCCGCCCATCATGTGCAGGCTCGACGTGTCGCAGGTCACGCAGCCCACCGCCGCCTCAAACAGCCCCATCAGATCGTAGAGCCGATGCGCCCGGACATTCGAGATGTCCACGATGTTGAAAGCGTGCTTGTAGCGCAAGAGCACCTGCCAGACTTCCGGCACGGCGGCGAGCGGCGAGACTTGCGCCCCGAATTGCACGACCAGCATCGGCTTGTTGAGGTTGCGTCTCAGCATCCTGACAAGCTGCGCCTCGCGTTGTGCATCTCGGCGGTCGAACTCCACCTGATAGCGCATCATTTCCTCTTTCGTGAATCCAGCGCGGCCCCACATGCTTATCATGTAGTTTCCCCACTTCTCGATGTTCACCCCAAACTCAAGTCGATGGCATTGCAGCGTGGTCGAACCACGATACTGCTCCTCTATAAGCTCCGGGCCGGGCGTGCAGTGCCACCACTGTGGAACGATGGCGCCGCCGTAAATCTCCTTGCACAACGCCCTGGCCTTCTCGGTTTCGTACAGCCAGTTGTAGTTCATCGGATGCGAAATCACCCACGACATGCCTTCCAGAATCGTCGAGAACTCCGTCGAGGCCACAACCACCGGCTTGACGCCCGTGCGCTCGTAAATCTGACGGAACGCCGGACTCATCAGGATGAGATCGCCGAACTTTCCCAACAGGATGAACACCGGGGATTGCTTGGATTCGATCATGTAGCAGGAGTCTTTCACTACATCCCGGTGTTTAATGAACGAGTACGGTGTTCCAAAACTCGCCGTCCAAGGCTCTCTCTTGGCACTATTCCTGGATGTAAATTCACGCCGACATCTCCTTCAACACCCAACAACGCGGGTCGAGTTTTTCCTTCTGCCCATCCGGCATCTTGGCCTCGATGTGCTGAATCGGCACATGAACCTTGAGCTTCAACACGCAGCCGCATCCAGAGCAAACATTCAACTGGCTGTCGTAGCTGGTTTTGAACGACAGGGTTTCACGCAGGCCCAACGCGGAGCGCATCAGGCCAGCCGCAGCTTGAGTGAAGAAGTCCAGCAGGTCGCCTTTCTGGTTCAGCGGACAATCACTGCACACCTTGGCGCGGGCTTCAGCCACATTGGGCATCACCGGCACGCCGCCCTGACCTAGCCAGTCCACGAGAACCGCTACGCCGTCCTTCGCCTCTCTACTGCGCCCCGCAACAGCGCGCAAATTTAGGCGCGCGGGCGGGGCTGCCGGGTTTGGGTCCGGTCCTCCATCGTCCACGACGTAGGTTTCGCCGCCCTTGATCTTTATCATTCGCAGCGCGTTCTGTTGATCGACCTCTTTCTGAATCGTGGCGAAGTCCGTAGAGAGATTGAATCTCGGATTGGCAACCCGACGGGACTGCACTTGACGGCACAGCACGTCGAACGACATCGAAGGGTCGCCCATCGCCTGCGGGCTGATCGGGAAGTCAGTGAACCGCCAGCCGTTGATCGGCCAGTTGGTTCGTGAACGCATTCGCACCATATCACGCGGCTTTCTTCAGTTCGATCTGTTCCGCCAGTTCTTTCGCAATTTTACGCGCGCGTTGCAAGAGCAGAATTGGGCGCATCCTCTCGCGATACCGGGCGTCACGGCGGCGGTTCATACGCAGATGCTTCTTGCAATACCGGCCATCCGCCTCGTTGCCACACGTCATGCACCTGCCCTCTGCCAGCATTTTGTTGCGCCATTTGAGTTGGCGGCTCTCAGTCTTTGACACGCGCACACGGAAACATGAAATTCCGGCGGTGTCAACACTTGCGGATAAAAATTGTTGACCGCAGCAATCTGGCGTGAAATGATTCGGTATGGACAAACTTGACAGGTTCTTGATCGGCATGTTTTTCATTATCACTGTGGGGATGTTTTTTGCGCATGGCGTGATGATCTACAAGCTGACATCCCGACAAGATGCGATTCAACACGAGGTTCAACTTCATCGCGCTGCGCTCAATTCTGACGGTTGGGAATTTATGGAAACAAAGATTTTCACGAACGCGCCGACGAAAATGTTTCCTGTCTCCACTGATGGCCCGAACAAAAAATGAAATCCGAACTCCGCAAATCCCTCGACCGCATGATGGACAGGCAACCCGCGTGTCTGATCGGCAGGACGGTTTATTACCGGCACAGTTTGGCGAGAGTGCGGGCCAATTTCAGAGGGCGTGGCAGGAGCAGTCAGACACTCGCTAGCGCGATCATCGCCGACCGGCTGCATATCGGCCAGCAGATCAGGGCGTTGAAAAGGTTGGGGCAGATTTAGCTGTTGACTCCGCGACGGGAAACGCGGAGGATGGGGGCGCGCAAACCGAATTGTGATCTGTTCTCATAAAATGCTTCCAAGAACCAACAGCGTGAAGGGTACTTTCCATTGTCGCTCGACAGTGATTCGGCCCGCGCACTCGCTGTTGGTTCTTGGGGGCTTTGAAGGGAACAGATGCCCCAACGATTTTTAAGGCCCGGCATCCGGTCTAGCATCGGATGGAACTCCGTCTCGTGGTTCACGCAGAGCTTTTACACCCGGCTCCTGACTCTCGTTGACGATTTTGGCCGCTATGAGGCCGAACCGCTGGTGCTCCGGGGCATGGCGTTCCCGCTTGGCGACCACGAAGGCAAGCCGGTGGACATGAAGGCCATTTTGGAAGCGTGTGAACAACTTCGAGTCTCAGGGCTCGCGATCTTCTACGAGGTCAAAGGCAAGAAATTTCTTCAAGTGACTAAGTGGCAAGAACGTGCAAGGTCTAAGAAGTCGCTTTTCCCCGACCCTGACAACAATTGCGAGCAAATGACAACATCTGCTGACAAATGCTGTCTGTCTTCGCCTTACGCCTTACGCCTTACGCCCTCGTCTTCGCCAGAGCCTAAAGCCAAAGAGAAAGAGTGCGTCGATGTCGCTCCTGCGGCTGGCGCCGCCTCTCTTAAAACTTCATTGGCCCGCGCCTTGACGGTAAAGGAAGTCGAGGACTTCTGCGAATCAGAGGGATTGCCTCGAAGCGACGGAGAGACGTTCTGGCACTCCCACGAGGCGAACGGCTGGACAACGAATAACAAGCCGATCAAAAACTGGCAGGCCAAAATACGGTCTTGGAAGAAGCAGGGCTTTATGCCCAGCCAGAAGCCGACAATGCAACCCAACGGCTACCAGAAACCCGCTGGCGGTCTGGTTCGTGAGCTTCAGCGCGAGATGGACAGAGACGCCGCGCTCGCCAAGATCGAGCTTGAGGCCATGCAGGCGCAATTCCCCCACCTCGCTGGCAACCCTGACGGAACCCCGCTTTTCAAAAACACGTCCAAACGATCAGTTTTATGACCACCACATACCCCACCAGAACCGTTCAAAGAACCTGCAAAATGTGCAAGACCGGCGTCGTCAACTGCGTTATCAGTGACGCATGGGAAACGATGGGCGGTCACAACGAATTCCTACTTGAGATGGCGACCTGTTACCGCTGCTGGAATTTTTGGAACAAAACCAGCAAGATCAAGGAAGTCGTTAAAAAACAGTCCGCCGTGCTGATGACCAGGGAGCCGAAGGACAAAGCCATTGCGATTATCAAGGACAGGTGCGCCAAGTTCGCGATGGAAATCTCGGTTTACTACAAGGCGACCCGGCCAGTGCCTTACCAGCCGCTCGTGGACGCGATTATGGAGCAGCCTCGAAAGTGTCTGATTTTTCTTAGGGAATACGGAGAAGGCGCGGCGGCGGGATTCAAGTCTCGTGACATTCACCGCGCACAAAACCAGCAACCAAGCCAACCACCTGAAAGCGAGACGATATGAACGGATACTCAAAAGTGATTCTGATGGGCAACCTGACGCGGGACGTTGAGCTTCGTTTTTCCACCAAAGGCACGGCGGTCGGCAAGTTCTGCCTCGCGGTCAATCGCCAGTGGAAGTCTGAAACCGGCGAGAAAAAGGAGGAAGTCACGTTTATCGACATCGACTGCTTCGGCAAACAGGCCGAGACACTCGCCCAATACGTGAAGAAGGGTTCGCCGCTGTTCGTGGAGGGAAGGTTAAAACTTGATTCGTGGGACGATAAGGCGACCGGCCAGAAGCGTAGTCGCCTTGGCGTGGTTTTAGAGGGCTTTCAGTTCATCGGCGGCACTCAAGACACCCCGAAAGAGGAAAAACCGCTTAAATCGAATCCTGGAGCGAATGCGGGGCGGTCTGGTGACAAGAGCCAGAGTGAGACGGAAGAAGAATTTTCCGACCCGCCCTTCTGATATGAAATTCTCCCGCACATGGGCAATGCCCTCACTTCTTTGGATGGCTCGGAAACACCTTGTGGGAATGTTCCTTGTGGCCCAAGATGAGCAGACAGTGTTTGCATCGGCGGTCGAATCGAGGGTCAATTCGACTCGGTTCTCGGATAATCTTGCCGCACAGAACCTTTACGGGTGATTCAGCAAATCCGCCGATTGAATGGCCGATATGGCCGTACGGAGAGCGAACCCAAATGCTCATAGCTTATTCATCGTCTTGACGTGATTCCATCAACCTTTCTTTCAGCGCAGCGATCTCCCTGTCGCGCCTGAGAATATCATCATTAAGCCGCTCGCATTTTTTTGAGAAATGTTGGTGCTGGTTCCTATGTGCTTCTGCCGATTGTTTCCAGACATCAATCTCAGACCTCAACCGGGCCACGGCGGCGATATGCTGCTTTGCAACATCCTCACGAGTCCACGCCCAATCGTGAAGAAATAGCAAAGTGATCGCTTCCTGAATTTGCTCTTGAGTTGGTTCGTTCATGGTTTCCATCCATCGCGTGCTCATAATCAGAATTTCAGTTTCAGTTTTCGCGCGAGGGCGATGGGGGTTTTCGCAGACCATGCGATTCCACCTTGGTGCCAGCTATGCGCCACCCAAAAATCTCCTTCAATCGAAACAATTGGCGATGATTTCGCATTGTCCTGAATCCATTTTCCAATCGCCAACAATGCGCACTGGTCGCGGGTGATCGTCACCGTTTGATATTTAAGCATTTTCCTTTTCACTTAGTTCCTTTCTTCGCCTTCGCGGCCTTGGGTTTCCAGCCGAGTTTAATCGCGAGCGCGACGGGGTTGCAACATATTTCCATTTGGCGCCAGACCGAGCGTCGGTTATCGTGGTGACGGAAACCCCAAAGCGTTTGGCGAGCGTGACTGACCATCCGCGCCGTTTTGGATATTCTCGTATCAGACAAACGGCACGCTCCGTCAGTTTCGCGCACCCGTTCTTGCTGCCCCTGTTTTTTGGGTTGCCATTGCGTTTTAATGAGGCAACAGCGGCTCGGTTTCCTGTGATAGTGTTTAGCCTGCCCTTCGATTGGGCATCACGCATATTGTCGAATCTGGTGCCAATGAAAATGTGATCTGGACGAACGCACAATTTGTTGTCGCACCGGTGACACGCCTCGAACCCTTTTGGTGGATACGATGGCAATAAAAACCAATGAGCCGGAATAATTTTGTCACCGATCCAAAAAGCGCCGTATCCATTTCCGTAAGTAGCAGCAGTCCAATTCCAGCACGTTTTGGTCTTTTGAACTTTTTCCATAAACGCTTGACGGCGGATTTCAGGACTAAACTTTATCCATCCACCTTTCTTGGAGAAAATTTTATTCATAGCGATTCTTTCCCGCTCAGCCAGAGCAGCGCCCGTCGTTTCGGGATAGGGTCATTGGGAGTCCTTTTGCGATTCCTTGAGCATGGCGTCTGCGATTTTGAAAGCCCTGCGAGCCAATCCTTCCTCGCTCCAGTTCTCAAAATCCAGATCGCTGATCTTGCTCAGCGCCGCCGCCGCGAAGTATTCGCGCTTGGTGAGGCCGGTAACGGTGCATGAATTTTCTTCGTCGTAAGTTGGAAACGCGGGCATGTCGCCGGATTGGTGGTGTGGTGTGGTCATAATCATCGGTTAGTTAAAAATTTGGAATTGTCCGAAGGGCTTGCGCCAACGCGGACAATCGGCTCCATTCTTGCACGGCTCCCGTCGGTGGCGCGATCATGGAAACGTTGCCGCCATGCGGGGTCAGGATTGTAGAACGGGTCTTGTACGGTCGCCACTCCGATGGAGTTTGTCGCAACGTTCGTCCACAACATCGGCGTTAACCGATATTCATCCCGCAAAATCTGTCGCACAGAGTTGCTGCCGAGCAAATGCGCGGTGTTCGTCCTGATCTCGTCCTCGCCGTATTGCATGACGATGGGCTGGCCTTGGGACAGGGCGTCAAGGCGCCTCCTAAGCGATCCAACATCGCGCCGAATGTCCGCGATCGAAAACATCAGGCAGCCAAGCTGGCAAAATATCACCGCAAACAGAATCCAGCATATTCGTTTCATTGTTCTGCTTTCGTTGCGCTGGTGTAGTTTTTCAGGAACATGGCAGTTTTATTTGAAGATACTCAAGTCCGGCGGAGGTAATTTTGCATCCGTCCGATTCCTTGTCATATTCAGCCAGCCCAAGTCGGAACAGCTTTACTCTGGCAGAATTGCTGGTTTTGCCATACGGCAACGGCCCCGCCGCAATGTCGATCAGCGTTTTACGTTGAAGAACCGTTAATTTCACGCCGCCTCCTTTGGCTTTCGGGGATTCATGCCTTTCTCTGTGGCTTTGGCGATGGCGTCAACGAGTTGAATTATTACCGGATCGTTCGACACGTAAACCTTTTTTAATTCGATTAAAGCGGCGTTGCACGCCTCCAAAAGCTCTGGGGCCGCCGCCACTAGATTGACATTCGAGCAGTTGTGCTCATCGCCCGGAATGTTTTTGACATGAGCGATCTGAATGGCCTTGTCCTCAAAGTATCCCGCCTCGGTCCAGACTTCCTTGATCGTGGGCGACATCAGTTTGTGGACGACCATCCACGGGCCGGGAGTGTGGGAGTTCATTTGTTTTGTGATTCCGACAGGAGCTTGCATTTTTTACAACGCCGGTCTGTAAATTGTTCACCGTATGGTCGTTTTACCACATGGCCGCACATGGCTTTAGCTGTGCCTTCTCCGGCTTTGATTGGCCAAGGAACCTCATGGGCTATCCGGCCATACAGGGATGATACCCAAGTTGTCATGCGCAGTCCTTTCCTGTGTCCGGCGCGGGTGACAGAAACCAAAAGTTTTTTACCGTTTGATCTCTCCGTTTTCTTGGGAGACATTTCCGATTTGCTTCCAACGTCCCCCACGTTATTTTCTTGGCTCTGACCATGCTTGAAGCCGACATGTAATGGTTATGGCAAAGTCCTCGTGATTTGGATTCAGACTCGCAATCGGGATACATGCATTTTGGATTCATTTCGATTCCTTTCCTGTGTCCTGAATTTTAGCCCACCCATCAGACTGCCGCTTCTTCCACCGGGACTGCCGGGCCTTGGCCAGCCGGGCGGTGCGGCGACCGATCTCAGCCTTTGACAGCGTCTTGGGAACGCCCTTTGACATCCGGCCCAAAGCGGCGGCGTGTGAGTTCGTCATGCGCAAGGAATCTCACAAAAGCGGTTTTGTGTCAACAGGAAAAGTGAAATTATTGTCCGGGAGGGGATTCGATCATCGCTGCCGCCATTTCACCCTGTCCTTTGGGAACGGATCGACACCGGCCTTTCGGCGGGCGTCGACGGCATCGACGACAGCCCGCGCGGCGCGTTCGTATTCCTCGCGCTGCCACATCTCGACGGTTTCCCACACGGCGTAACGCGGCGGCGAGTCCTCGTATTTAAGCCAGTAGGTTTCGTAGAAAATGTGGCCCAGTGATCTGGCATCAGGCTTTTCAGCGGTCGAATTCATGCCCGAGTGTAGCACGCAGCACAAGAAAGCCAATGTTTACTAGGGTAACGAAGGGGTCAAATCGTGCCGTCAACCTGTTGTCTAAGTACGGTTGACGTAGTAGATGGAACTTTATTCGGTTCACCAACAGCAGGTTGCAGAATACAAAGTGATTTCCTGCTTGACCACCTGTAACGATAACGGATTAGCATCGAGCCGCGCGTTCTTCGCGGCGAAGCGCATGACAATCTTCCCAAGTCTCTGGCAGCAACAACGACTGAGGGTCTTACGTCAATACCGCATGTTCACGAATCCATGAACTCCAATGATTCTGTGAACAGGTGATCGACCGCTCGAATATTCCAGAATTTTCCAGTGTGACACAGACGGGAGCGTGTACGAACGGTGGGGGTCATGGGCGGGGTACCCTCCCCCACCCCGCCGGGACGGTCTGAGGAAAAAGAGATTCCTTATTAACTTCGCACATTATCAGATACCTTCAATACGATTCGTTGTGGTTGCAACCACTTACAGAGACAGCGAGATTATACACGGGCGCAAACACAACCTGTAGTGGTGTCGCGTCATTCGATCATTGCTGACCCTGGCTTGACTCGCTCTTTGACTGGCGCCGTCGGGCGCAGTTGGCCAGCTTTAGGGCGGCCAGCAAGCTCGCGTTCCTGCTCACTCAATGCAGTCAAGGCCCGCGCAAGTCGTTCACATGCCAAAGGATCGCGGGCGGTTGACAGTTTCTTGTCGAGACGCACTATGTGCGCCCGTACGTGCGTTAAGCGCGCCTCCAAGAAGTCTTTCGGTGGCTCTGCCAGTCTTTCCGCCCGGTTGCGAGCGTTTCGTTTATGGGCCGCTACAGCCAAATCGGAAAACTGTTTGGCAATGCCGGGAGTAAATCGGCCTGCGGTCGTTCTGCCGTCCGTTCGTGGCGCGTCAATTGTTGTTTCCATGCCTTCCGGTTATCACACGGTAAAACCCTTGTCAATTCCCGCACAAGACAGCATGTTTTGCGTAGATCGCATGACGACCGGAAAATACCGGCAAAATACCGGGAAACGAACATTCCGACAAACTGTCCACTTTCGCGACATGTCCACGAGACACTGTCCAATTTCTGGCCGTCAAATCGTCGGCTGGATTTACAGATTTACACTTTTCCGGTAGGTCAAATATTCCCTTTAACGTGAAACATTGGAGAATATATTCACGTTAAACTTGGCACATGCTGTGCTTTATGTTGTGGCATGAAGTCAATTATTGCTTCCTTTGCTGTCCCTCACCATGGCTCGGTCGATATTGAGCGTTCGTCCGCTCTTAGCACTTGCTTTGTGGTAGGTGACTACCACCCGGACGACTCCAAAGTCGTCCATTACGTTGGCAATGTCCGCCAATGCTGGCTTGCGGCCCGGACACTTGTGCGCGGTTACGGTCGCAAAGTCACGCTCAACGCGGAATGCCACATGGTCAACCTTTAACACCACATGACAGTCACACAATCCAAAATTGCGAGAGACGAACGGCACTCGCAACTTGAAGACTTGCGCCAGTACGCTCGGTCAAAGGGCTACGCGGTCAAGCTGGACGCCATAGAAGGCTACTGGCTGCAATGATTAATAAAGCACAATGGCTGCGGCACATAAAAGCCGCATTCGACCGACTCAACTGGGCATTCGACGCGGAAACCGTGAACCATGCGCAAGCTCTCCTGGACTTGTGCTGTGACGAGGAAAAAGCCCACCGCAAAATGGGCCATTTCAATGCTTACCATCCCAACGCGCCGGGCGTGACCGATTGCGCCCGGCTTTTTGCCGTCAAGTGCGTAGCGGAATACCTGCTAAAGCCGGTGTACCCGAGCGGCCAGCAGTATTTGCACATGCAAAAATCCTGCTTCATTGCGGCGGGCGTCGCGGACGAATTTGGCGACAAGGTCCGCGCCGCATGGAAGGACTTTGACCTCTCGACTCTCGCGGCGCTGGATTATTGCGACTACGTGAAAGCGCAAAACCCGGAGAAAGTCGCGGCATGAAAAGCGCCAGCTTGTCAAATTGCCGATCACTCGGCCATGTGCCCGTGCGTCATTCTCCCGATGGCGTCGATATTGTGTTGGAGTGCCAGCAATGCTGCATGGCCTGGCTTATTAAAGCCATTACCGGCGACGAAGTCAGGATTGATGGCAGCAGTTGCGAAAAACGATTGACCACACAAAAACTTTACCGCGCCAAGGCCGTCCAGCCATAAGCGCGGGGAGCCGGGCGGCGGGCTGTGAGCAAACCGTCATGCCGTTGGGTAAATTTGAATGAACAAAAACAAAAATATGAAAGTAAAATTCACGCCAGATTCTGAAAACATCGCTGTGAGCTCGGTTCACGGCGAATACACGACCGACGGGGAGCAAGGCTGGCGGTCGGTCGATGTTACGACGCCGTGGAATGGGTTCGAGCGGTTACGCGTTCGCGTCAGCAACGACGACATGGACGTGATCGACGACCCGACTTTTTTTGATCGAATTTGTTCGGCGGGCGAATCTTTGGTTGACGAGTCCGAATGTCCCGAGCTCGCGGACAGAATCCGGTCGTCGTCGCGGGGATATGTTATCGGCGACGGTGGCGAATACTCACTTATTGAGTACGTGGGTCAACCAGTCGCGATATGAGCACAAATCTGACCGCCGAGCTAACCGCCCTGCGCAAATCCGCCGGGCTGAATAAGTCGCAAATGGCGCGGCTCTTGGGCGTCACGGCGCAACACGTTTGCGAGCTTGAACGTGGTCGGCGCAACTGGACAACGGACACTCAAGCGCAATGGCGGTCGATCTGCAAACTTGAAACCGAGAAAGGCAAGGTCGAAGTGAAGATTAAGAAACGAAAAAAACTGATGGTCGGCGTGGATATGACAAACCTTAACGTCCTCGAATGGACGCAGGAGCAGAGACGACTTGGCGGCGCTTGGTCAAAGCATGAGATCGAATCTCGACTCGATCCACTGTGCGCCGCTTACGACTGGGTCCCGGGGTGGACAGAATTGTCCGCCGATGAAATCCAGAGCCAGCTTGCAAAATTTTACCAGACTGTATGACCTCCACCCCAAAACTCTGCAAAGACTGCCGGTTTATTATTCCGCCGACGTACGATCCGACCGATTTGAAGAACGGCAGGTGTTCGCGGTCGCCGAAAGAACTAAATCTCGTCAACGGAAGCGAAAATCACGACTTTTGCTCGACCGCTAGACTTACAGGCCAGTCGTGCGGTCCGGAAGGCAGGAACTTTGAACAAAAACCATAGAAAAAATTATGATCGAAATTAAAAACCGATATAGCGGAAAAGTAATTAAGTCGTTGGACGTTGCCAACCTGCGCGGTGCCGACCTGTGCGATGCCAACCTGCGCGGTGCCGACCTGTGCGATGCCGACCTGTGCGATGCCGACTTGCGCGGTGCCGACCTGTGCGATGCCGACTTGCGCGGTGCCAACCTGCGCGGTGCCGACCTGTGCGATGCCGACCTGTGCGGTGCCGACCTGTGCGATGCCGACCTGTGCGGTGCCAACCTGCGCGGTGCCAAAAACATTCCAGATGCGCCCGTCGTCGAGAATATCGACGCAAAAATTCTGGCCGCAATTTCCGCCGACGGCTGCAAACTCGAAATGGGTAATTGGCATTCGTGCGCGACCACTCATTGCCGGGCGGGGTGGGCCATTACGCTAGCCGGTGAATCCGGAAAAGAACTTGAGCGCAAGACATCGCCGGACACGGCGGGGCAGCTTATTTACATGGCTTCGCGGCCCGGCGTTCCTGTGCCGGATTTTTACGCGGACAACGAAACCGCGTTGAAATCGATTCAAGAGGACGCTTCAAAATATTCAAAATAGCCGCTTATGGACTGGAAACAACAAGTTGACGCATTCAAAAAGGACATGACCCTCGAAGCGCCGGTCATTTCGACGCAGGCAATCCGGCTGGCATTTTTTGGGGGTGTTGGCGGTGGTAAGTCTGTGACTGCCGGAATTGCGGCGGTCGGAATCACGCCAAAAGGTCTGATCGGCTGGATCGACGGCGAGGGACACCGTAGTGGATGGGCCATTGATATTGTGGCCACGATGGCCGCACAGCGATATGGCGGAACAAAGGCCGATTGGGTTGCGCGGTTTAAGGTGCTGCACCTTGACCCGCCATTCAATCCATTGCGCGTCGTGGCGGCTGTGGATGTACTGGAGCAGGCCGGATGCAAAACCATTGTGCCCGACTGCATGACTCAGGCTTGGGACAGCGACGGCGGGTACCTGGACCTAAAGTCCGACGAGGTTGAGAAGATGCTCAAAGCCAATCCCAACACATCAGAGGCAAAAGTCGCGTCATCCGCCGCCGCGCACGTCAAGCCCTGGACTCACGGAAAGCTGGTGAGCAAAATCACGTCCTCGAAATGCAATGTCATCATGCTGTTTCAGGCCAAACAAAAGTACAACGCGAAGACGTTCAAGCCGGACGATTTTGAGTCACCAATTCAGGAGTCTGGACTTACACGCACCGCGTTGGCGGTTGGCCGCGTCCAGCAAAACGAAAAGGGCGAAGGCGGGTACTGTTACTTCACGCTGCCACTGGCTCAAGGAACGAAGACGACTCACCCTGACATTGCGGCTGCGATGCCCAAGAACGGCGAGCAGTTCAAATTCGAGCACGCGGAGAAGCTCTTGGCGCTGTGTGGCGGCGAGGCCCGCGAGACGGCTAAACCGACGACAAAGCCAATTACGGGAGCGAAAGACTTGAAGGCCGCGCTCAAGAAGGAGCTTCACGACCTGCTCAAGCCCATCCACCAAGGCGATATGGCCGTCATGCGCCAATGGCTCGTTGACGAAGCCTGCATTGACCCGGCGGTCCCGCTGGCCGACTTGTCCGAAAAAGAGCTTTCCGCCGCGCTGGTCATGGCCCGGAAGAAAATGCCACGTCCTGATGTTGGGAGTTGACAACATGTCCACCGTCTGCCATATTGGCGCTGTTCGATGCTGGTGTAGTAACCAGATTTGGAAGCGCAAGTTGTCGAGCGAGTCACTTTCCGCTTGGGTCGGCTGTCCAGCCGGGCTTCCTTCCAAGAGCTTTACTACCCCAAGCGGGATTCATTTCCATTGTTCTCTGAATAGATGCCCCTTGTGGCGCAATGCAAAGACGCGGGCTAGTGTCAAAGATCATCCCTTTAGTGGGATGCAGTCAGAAATGATTGCGGTTGTGTCGGACAACCGGCTTCCAGCCTGCCGAACGCCAATCCGAATGGCGATGAGGCTTGCGGGTTTAAATCCCGTCACGGGGCACCAGTTCAGAGAATACAGGACTCCCATAGAATCGAACCGCGTAAGAACAGGACATCCGCGTACGGCGGGCCTGTATCCGAATGAGCGGAGTCAGCGAGGGCACCTACTGACTCAATGCGGGGCTGGACATCACGGCCTTGGTACGATGGCAAGCCGCGAAAGAGCCAAGTCTCGGTTAGCGACCGCTGGACGATGCCAGAAAACTTTAAGCGACGGCGACGCGACGGAACGTATGCGCCAAGCGAAAAAGGGTACTTTGAGAGATCAAGGGCACCCTTTTGCTCAGGCTCGGCTCTGGAACTTATTCCAAGCGAGCAGAAAGGCACTATGACAGCAGTCGATGGAATGGATGACGAGATCAAAGAGCTTGTTGCGGCCTACAAATTGGCCAGCAAGAAGTTGAAGGCGTGGCGTGAAGAACATAGGCCGCTCCGCTCGGTCGTTTACGTGGAATGTGAGAAATACAAAGGATTCGGAATTGTGAATCACGACGATCATCCGACCGAATATCTTTCAGTGCGACTAGAGAACGGCAATACTTGGTGGTATCCGATTGAGAAAACATTTGATGCCGGTCGTCGTATGTGTGACTGGCCTACTTGGATTAAGCGAGAGAAGAGAATTTATCCATACAACCAACCACCAGAGCAGATGCGAGACTGATTAACATTATGAACTCACTCGATGAAATGCACAACGATCCCGGCTATCAGCAGCTTGTTCAGGAACTTGCGCTTCAATGCAAATGCACTCCACTCGAAAGCAGGCCGTGCGACGGGCTTCTTGCTGGCGGTTTATGTGACAACCTTCACCCGGACGCGATAATCGAAGACTGCGACGGAGACGAATTATGAAATCCTCAATCCGAGTCAGCAATAACGGGAAGATAATATGAAATCTACCAGTGAAACCGAAACATTTGTGATCCAAAGCCACAATGAGGTGTTGGATACATTTGAAGATTTTGAAGGTTACAATTGCCAGGGAAAAAGAGATGCCGAACGGAGGCTCGCGCAATTTAAACAAATTGCCCCAAAGGCCAAAACGAGACTTATCCACAGAATCACCACGGTTAATGAAGTCGTTCTCGACATTTTTAACCCATTAAAATAACCAACCCACCAAACCAACGCAGAGAAAGGAAAGAGAATGAACACTAGAAAATACGCAGTGTCGATGCAATGCACGATATTTGCCACGGTGGAAATCGAAGCCACAACAAAATTCAAGGCCGAAAAGGCCGCTCTACAGGCTGAGTATCACGCATTCACACCGGAGATGCACACGCTCACCCAGTCCACCGTGGACTCAATTACCGAAATCAAGGACTGACTATGTGGCAATCCGGCAAAGTAATCGGCAGCGATGTTGACCCGTTGAAATATCATTTGTTTCAGCCGATTGACGACAGGGGAAATGTTCCGAAACGTGGCGACCCGAAGTTTGTCATGTCCCGCAGCGAGCTAACCGAGTTCGCGCACTGCCCGGCCCGCTGGCTGGCTGGCGTCGAGGACAAGGAGACGGACGCGACAGATTGGGGCAACCTGATCGACTGCCTTGTGTTGCAGCCGCATCAGTTCGAGAAACGATATGCCATTTGCCCGGCCACGTATCCCGGACAAGACCGCAAGAAGCAGCCAGTCGATAAGACGTGGAATCGCGGTGCCACGTACTGCGACGATTGGATGTCAGAGCGTGAATCCGCCGGGATCGTATGCCTCAAGCAGGACGACTACCAAGCGGCCAAACACGCGGCAGATCTGCTCCTGGCCGACAAGCAGATTGCCTCACTGCTCGACGGGGCCAAGCGTTCGGTCATGGTGACGGCGGACTGGCTGGATAAGGCGAAAGGCATCGTCGTGCCGTTCAAGATTCTCGTGGACATTGTTCCCACGAACCCCACGGATGGGTTTCACAACACGCTTGCGGATTTGAAGACTTGCCGGTCGGCTCACCCGCGAGTATGGCCAAAGGAAGTGTTTGCGCACGGATACGCCGTGCAAGCGGCAGCTTATTTAGACTGCTACGAGGCCGCGACGCACGAGGGCCGAACGGGTTGGATGCACGTACTTTCTGAGAACATCCCGCCGTATCAGCTTGGGAGAAGATGGCTGTCTTCTGAGTTCCTGGAGATCGGCAGAATGCAATATCGTGACGCGCTGTCGCTTTACTGTCAGTGCCTCAAAACCGGCGTGTGGCCGGACTATGAAAAACTGGCCTGCGCGAAATGGGAACGAAACGGCTGGTCGGCCACAGAGCCGGAAAGTTGGATGGTACAGCAATAAAATTATGAAGACTTTAGAAAGCGTAATTGAACGAAAGAAAAATTCTGACGAAAAATGGCTCCCCTATACCGGCATGAAGTGGATGGACAACGACACGCTTATCATGCCAATATTAACACTTGAGCAATTCGTTGCTTATGAAAAGAGTCGAATGGAGACAGCCAAGCGGCGCGGCTATACGTTTAGATTGATAATCAGAACTACCGAAACCGAGATCAAAACAACCGATGAAGTGATACTATGACCCCAACACTTCTATTCATCGGCGGCGCGTTCACTGGCGCGACGATTGCGACCGTCTATGCCCACATGGCGCACATTCGGTACTGCCGCAAGCTGATTGCCACGCTTGGCGAGTGCAAGCCGTTTGCGCTGGTGAAGCGCGAGATTCCTCAGGATAAATTCTTTTCCGAAAACTGATTATGGAACGAATTTGGATACCCACAAAAGAGTGTATTCCGCCAGAAAATAAGGTGGTAGAAACAAAGATTGACGACCAAAACGGATGCCGCAATGAGGGTCGTCTAAAACGCCTTAATCACCTTTGGTTTTTCGACGACGGAAGCATGTACGTTTATTACGAACCGACACACTGGAGGGATTGTGAATGAATCCGACCTTCGAGCAAAGGGCTTCATCCGCCAGCCAGACGGCTCCTACGGTCGTCCGGCTGCAAGTGCGCGAACTGTCTCATTGCCCATCGTTCAAGACGCAAAAGCGAGCGACAATCGACCGGCGCACGGGAAAGCCGCGACCGATAACAAGCCGAAAACATCTGGCGTGGATGGAAAAGTGCATCCAAAGTTTCGAGTCACAATTACGATGCGGTACTCTGACAACCGTCCGCGCGACTTGGACGGCGGAAGCTCTACGATCTTGGATTGCCTCATCCGTGCCGTTAGACGACTCTCGCCAGTGGATACCGGAGATTCACATTCACTGCGTGGAGGTTCCCAAAGGTGAGGAAGGGGCGGATATAACCATCGAAAAATTATGAACACAAAATGTGAACGCTGTCAAACTCTGGAAACCATAATCGCCGACCTGCTGATCGACTCAATGGAGCAGGCGGCAAAGGCGCAATCGGAAATTGACCGATGGAAAGGTCTGTTCGATCAGAAGGACAAGGCGTGCGAGCGGATGCGCGAACAGGAACAAGAGTGGCTGGACCAAACCCTTCGCATCGCGCAACTTGAGGCGCAGATCGCCAGATTAACCCCGCAACTTCCACACGCATGAGCAAATCACTATACAAATGCCCGATATGCCGGACGCCGCTCAAGTACAGTCAGGAGACATGCGGCATCTGGATTTATTGCCCCAACACTTCGTGCGCCAGCATGACGGCAGACGTGGGAGTCGGCTCGCCAACCATCCACGAGGCTTACAAGGAACTCGTGAAGCTCTGCGAGCGTGAAAAGGCGGTGCAACGTGGATAAGCTCACCGAATTGCTTCCGTGTCCATGTTGCGGCACAGCGCCGGACAGTGACTGGAATCGGATTTATCGACAAGTGACCGTAGCTGGCAGGCACGGTTCTCAAGTCGCGGTTTACTGTCCGAACTGCCAGCTTGAGATCGCCGAACCGAAAGAGGATTTCAAAGAGTACACGATCGAACAACTGTTCAACTCAATAGCGGAACGATGGAACAAAAGGACACCAATATGAGCGACCCCTACAAGCTGCCGTCCCAAGACCCGTATCTGCCTCCCGGCGTGTCACAGCGCGACCTTGATGGGCCGACGATGGTTGAATGTCCAAAATGCGATGGCTCTTGCATTGTGAGCCCCATGCGCTGCTCTGCGTGTGGAATTGGATGCCGGGTAAAAATTCCAGACGGGCGATGGCTGTGCTCGGAATGTCGGCTGGAATTTGTCCCAATGGAATGCCCGAAATGTGAAGGCACTGGCGAAGTGCCGAAAGAGTGAATTTATGAAAACTGGATATTTTACATTCGGACAAGACCATGAGCATGTCAAAAATGGACAAGTCTTCGACAAAGACACAGTCGTAAAAATCACAGCATTTGACCCGCGAGAAGTCATGTTCATGGAATTTGGAACAAAATGGTCAATGCACTACGACGAACCACCCGACATGCGATTCTTTCCGGGCGGCGTGATTGAATGGCCGAACGAACCGGAGCAGGTCATTTGAGACTCTCAAACAACTGTAAATCCTCCTGCTGCGCCTGACGGGCTTGCTGGTAGCGTTACTGAATCACCGGCTGTTTCCAGTTGACCGGCACTTTCTCGCGCAATCCTGGAATCCCCATTTCGAGATGTTCGACAACATTCGTTGGCTTGCGGTTGACGCGCTGTCCGTATTCGTTCTTGTCGGTCTTCTCCGCGATCCACTGCAAAGCCTGTGGTTCGATCATGGACTTTCCGAGTTCACCAAAGAACGCGCCGCGCTCGTTGGGATTGTACGCCTTCGTGACTTCCAACATTTCACGCACGAACGGAACTTCTTCCGTGAGTCCAAGACCCCCAGCAACCAGACCGGCGGGAATGCCCTGCGTGGTCTGGTCTTTCTTGCGGAGCTTTGAGTCGGCCACTTTCCGAACAGTGGCCCCAACTTGCAGGGTTTCCATGAACGGCGAATGCAACAAGTGCGCGGGTATTTCCTCACCTGCGATTTTGATCGACCCCGGTTTCAAGTCGCCGTGCTTTGGCTTTTGACCGGTCTGATGGTAGCCGCCAATCTGATCGGCGAGCAGGTAGCCGGTAATCAACCCCGCCGCGCCAAGCGAGCCTTTTTTGAGTTGCCGCATAATCAGGTCCGCTTCTTCGGGTTTCAGGTTCTCGACGCCGTTGCGCAGCGCTCTAACGACGCCAGCAGAGCCAGTCCCTGTGCCGGTGATGTATTGGAAAATCTCGCCAACGATATTTGTGGGCACCCGCGTAATCGGCAACAGCAGGCGTCCGGTCGTGGCCGCAACTTTGCCCATGACCGGAACTTTGCCTGTCGCCTTGTTCTTTTCCTCAAACGAATTGATGAATCTCCGCACCTTTTCCGCCACGGGATTGTTTTGCGTGAAGATTGCACGGTCAGCGTCTTTGTAGGCTTCCAGCGACAGCCGCATTTGAACCAGCGGGTCGGTCACGTCAACGCCTTGCTTCATGGCGAACTCCGCGCGTTTCTGGAACGACCGGGCAAACTCCGCGCGTTTGACTGGCGCCTTGAGTGCCCCGTGAAGCTGGCCAAAAAAGTCCACGATTGACCGGGTGCCGGAGTCCATCTCGCCGGTTGAAACCTCACGGCGATCTCCAAACAGAGTTTCCAGCGTGCCCTTGCCGGTTTTCAGCACATTCGCCGCGTCTTCCAGCCCTTGTGTGAACGCCTTGGTGATAGCCTCAGACTCAGCCTTGGCGCTGAATCCGCCCTCTCGCGGCGCCCTTGCAGCGACTTCCGAAACGCCGGGCAGCTTCGACAACCCGCCGCCAACCGCTTCTTCCAAAGGGGTTGTCACCATGCGAAGCGCCGCCGCAGCAGTCAGTTTGGCCAGTGTGGTTGGAGATGATAGCAGAAACCCGCGCCGCCATTTGGTGAGCGAGTCCCGAATCTTGTCGAATCGCGAGCGGCGGGCAAGTTGGTCTGCGCGAAGCCCGGCCTCGAATGCCTGCTTGGCTTTTTCATTCTCGGCCTTGAGCTTTAAACCTTCCTCGTCCAGTTTGATTGGCGTCTTGGGTTTGGTTGAGAAATCGCCAGACTTCAACTTTGTCCGCAGTTCTTCCGTGCGATTCCTCAGCCGGGTCTTGAGCGCATTCAGGCTTCGTTGTTCCGGCGTCATGCGGGGACGTGCGGCTTTGCGTGCTTCTTCGATCTGCTTATTCACCGCCTCAAGCCGTTGTCTCGCCATTTCCAATTGCGGTGACATCGGCCTGCTCTGTCGCGGGTTTTCCGGCGACAGATTGCCAGACGCGAGTTTTTCTTCCCGCTCGCGGATTCGTTTATTGAGCGCGTCCAACTGGCGCACCATTTGCTCAGCCGCCTTTTGCTCCGCTGGCTTCTTCCTGGCTTCAACGATCTGACGGGCCAGCGCATCACGCTGTTGCTTGAGAGTTTCAATGGCAGGCTCGGCGGGTCGATTCTGTTCCGGTTGTGTTGGTTTCAGGTCGCCTTCCTTCAACCGGCGCTCCTGCTCGGCAATCTGTTTTTGAAGCGCGGCCTTTTGTGTCTCAAGCTGATCCTGACGCTTCTTCTGTTGAATACCCTCGTCGGCGTCTCGCAAGGAATCAACCTCATCCTTCAAAGCCTCACGACGAGCGCGAATGGCGTCAAGCTCCGCGCTGCTTGGCGGTGTGCGGCCTGTTGTTCCGGCGTCGAAAACTCCCTGCCGGGCATCGGCCAGTCGCTTCTCCCATTCGGCCTCACTACGCTCCGCCGCCGCAATCGCGGCTTTCAAACGCTGTTCGTCAGTGATCTCTTTTTTTCCGAAAATGTCATCAAATTGAGTTTTGAGCGCGTCTCGCTGCGCTTTCAGGGACTCAACTTCCGGGTCGGTCGGCGGCGATGTCCGCTGTTTGACGATTTTCTCCCGTGTATCAATCTGATGCTGCAAGTCATTGATCTGGTTCCGCAGCCGTGTTTTGGATGCGTCCAACGCGGAGCGAAGCTGTGATGCCGGGTCGGTGACCATCACGCCGTATTTCTTTTTGGCCTCGTTGACCTGTTTGATGAGCCGCCGTTCCTCGTTAGTCGGCGTCCGGCGTTCGACTCCTGTTTTCTGCAACGGCTTCTTGGCCTGCAAATCTTCGAGCTTGGCAACCTGCTGCAATTCTCCCTTGATGCCGCGCAATTCTACACTGATTTGATCTTGGCTCAACTGTTTGAAATCGCCGTAGCCGCTGATGGCATCCATCGCCTCGCGCCGGGTGATCTCCGGGTCGATCTTCACAAGTTCCGCGTGAACGGCGTCAACGAGAGGGTCACGCTGTTTGATTCCCTGCTCAACAAACAACCGGGCCAGCTTTTGAACATAGGGCGTGATCTCGTTCTTTTTGCCTGATGAAACCTTTTCGGAAATGTTTTCAGTAGCGGTCTTCTTCGCGTCCTCAATGTCTGTCTTGGCAACGGACTTCTTCACTCGCGGCGCCATGTTTTTGCCAGCCGACCTCTCAATCTGTTTGTCCAACGATTCACTGGACATTTTGAACAGGTCTTGCAAGTGGGGTTTTATGGCATCACCAAACTCTTGCACCATTTCACCCGACCACCTCGCAAAGTCCAATGCTCCACGCGCGATTTTGGACGCTCCAATAATCGACAGGTCTGCGGCGACATCTGGACTCAGGCTGAACAACTTGCCCTTGAGTCTCACCCTCGCGGCATCAGCCTGCTTTTCCAGCGCGGTGACAATTCTGTCCGCCAACGCCTTGACGTGTGGCGGTGTTTCAGGATTCTCCTTGGCGTCAGCCTTGATTTGATCGACTGCGCGAGACGCCTCCAGTTCCGAAATCCTGGCCTCAACCTGTGCCACGTAATCATCGTACGCTTTCTGTGTGGCCTCGATCTTGGCGTTGAGCTTCTGAATTTGGTCGGTTTCAACCTCAGTCAACGGCTCCCCGCCTTTTGCCGCCCGCTTTTGGAGCGTCATGGAAGCCAGCGAGAAATCTTCGTTGGCCATCATCCGCCGCGCGGCCAGTCCACGACCGGTTTCAGTTCCGGCCTTCTTACCAACGTCGTAAACGTCCAGCAGCGCGTCACTCCATCCGGCCATCCGGGCGCGAATTTCAGCAACGTCATCCGTCCGGCCATCGTCGTACGCCTGCGCCAAATCGCGGGCAGCTTTCCCAAACTCATTTTGAAGGTCAACTTGCCGGTGGAGCAACAAGGCGTCCTCGAAATCCTGTAAAGCGCGAGGCTTCTCTTTAAGTTCGGCAATGAGCCTGTCCTGCACGCCGGGGTCACGATCAATGAGGGCCATTGCTTGATCCCAGACTGCACCAAATGTTTTGCGAAGCGGCTGAATTGCCGCCGGAAGACCGCGTGTTGCGCGTTCGGCATCCACTGTGGCGTTTTTGATGCCTGTAGGCGTCTGTGGACTTGGCGACATCTCACCCGGCGTTGCGCCGCCCATTCCAACGAATTGAGGCTGCTTTGTTGCGCCAGATGGCTGAACTGTTGCAGCTTGTGCCGGTTCTGTAGCTGGCTGTGCAGCTTTCGTCTCACTTTGTATCGCCCCTTCTCGCGCCTTCCCGCCCGGAAACGGCGGCTGGTAGTCCTTCACGAAGGTCTTCGCTTTGTCAGCCGAACCACCCATACCGGTTGCCGCCTCGTGTGCCTCTCGGAGATCGACTGCCCGCTGCCGGGCTGCCATAGCGGCTGCGAACAGAGCTTTGTCAGCCGGATTGGCCCTGTATGCTTCCTGAGCGGTCTTTGACGCTGCTTCAGCCTTGGCTCGGAGATTGCTCAAGGCTTCCAAGTCTTGCGGGCGTGCGGGGTCAAGAGATGCACCGGCAATTATTGCCTCCTTACCCCGACCGGGCGGCAATTCGGACAAGGTTTTGATGTGCGGACTGACAGCTTCTTGACTGACCGATTGGTTTAATGGAACTTCACTGGTCGGTTTTTCGGGAATATCGAGAATTCTTTGGCCACTTTCTTGGATGGGCACTTCTTCTTGGCCTTTCCGGGCGAGTTCGCGCACATCCGCATGAAATTCGCCTGTTTTTGACTGTACGCTGGTGGCATTGGATACCTCACTTTCTGGTTGGGGGGTTATGGTTATCGGCTTCTCTAAAGCGCGTGCAGGCGTTTCTGGCTCTACAGGGGGTATCTGAGTGCCGCCCGGCTCGGAAACGCCCTGTGGCGGGGCAGCGGGAGCCTCTGCCTGCGATTTTACGACCTCTTGGGCGGTCTTGGGAAGCAGCTTTGCGCCTTCGCGGACAACGGTCGGGATTTCAACCGCCGCCCGGACGGCACCGGCGGTCAATCCGCCAGCCAGCGCGGCCTTGGCAGCCTCGTTGAACGCCTGTTCCCATGTCAGGTCTGGCCGGAAGCTGTGTTTTGCTGCGGCATCCCGCAAAAGCGTGTCGGCTCCCATGAAAACGCTGCCTTGAGCGCCCTCTGCGAGCGTATTGATTGCAGATTTCACCAGCGGACTTGCGCCCGCGAGCTTCTGGCCAAGCATCTTTTCGGCAACAGCCTTCCCCGGCCCCGGAAGGGCGGCAAAAAGTGCCGCTGATGTCAGACCGGCCTGCGCGGCGGCGGAATCAGCCATCTTCTGTGCCTGATCGTCGGTGTAACCCTGTGACTTGTAAAACTTTAGCGCCTCGTCTCCGGTAGAGCCAGCCTGTTGTGCGCCAGCGATGGCTGGTACCGCGGCTTCCCCGCCGGGCAGCATCGCAGCGGCAAAAAGTGGCAGCATCCCGCCAATGGCCTCAGCGGCTTTCGCAACATGCTCATTGCCGGGTGTTTCAGCGGCGAGTTGCTGCGCCGATGTTGTCACCCCCTGTAATGCGCCTGTGACTGCCTTTCCGGGAGCTTGCAAACGTTTCCGGCGAGCTTCTTCCGCCGCTTGAAGGCTTTGCTGCGCCAACTCGAATTTGCTAGGCCCGGTAGGCCCGCCAACCGACTGACCCGCAGCATTGATAAACTGCAAGTCGCTGCCCATCGGGGTCGGCTCCATGTTTCGGGAAGCCAAGTCCTCAGCCATCTTGAACGTTCTAAAGTTCTGCGGCAATGCGCCGGGGTCTTCCAGCCGGGTTGCCGCCTTGGCGATATTCGCGCCGCTGCCAGCCACACCAGCAATCAGGGAATTGAGCGCCTTGAACACCGTCTCACTCGGCGGCGGTTTGATGTCAACCGGCGTAAACTGGCTCCAATCGACCGGCGCATTGGTGTCGGTGTCAACCGGTGTAAACTGCGACCAGTCAATCGGCGCATCCGGCGGCTGTGTATCGGCTGGCATATTTGGCAAGTAGGCTCAGGGCAGCGACGGCGGCAATGGCTTCTTTGTCAGCCATACCGTATAGGCCAATCGTGATGCTTTTCAAGGTTGAATAGTCCGCCTTGTTGTATTCTCCGCGATTGACTTTGCGGGCTACTTCAAGCCATTCGGCGTCACTGCGAGCCTTTTGCGCGGAATACTCAACCCATGTCTGGTTACTGGTCATTGTCTCCTGCCGCGCCTTTGACCAGCACAGGGCGCCCATTTGTGACCTTGTAAATTTTGCCCTGCTTGTCTTGGATGGTGTCGCCTTCTTTGAATTTCGGCGTTGCATTTTCAGCCCCGCCCGACGCCTGCCCGGTCATCCGCTTTATCTGCTCCTGAATAGCAGCCTGTAGGGCCGGTTTCTGATCGGGAGAAGCCATGTCCATCGCGGTTTGCAACTGGTTGATAGGCACGCCCTTATTTGCAGCCGCAGCAGCCTTGGCATCGGCGGCGGCTTGGGCGCGCTGGTTCCTGGCTTGGTTTTCAGCTTCATAATCAGTGAGGCGCTGGCGCTCAAGATCGGTTCGCTGGTTCGCGGCCTCGCCAGCGGCTTTCCGGCGTTCCTCCAAAGATGTTTCACGTGGAACATTCAGAACTTGGCCGGGCGTAAACAATGCCGCGTGCCGAGCGACCGCGTCTTTCATAGGCACGCCTGATGCGATGTCCTTGGCGAATGACTGCTTCAAGTCCGCCTGTTGCGCAGCCTGCTGAATCTTCGCGGCCTGAATGCGTTCCGCGTCTTCCAGCCGTGACGCCTCAAGTTGCAACCGGGTGTCCTCATAGGCTTTCTGCTGCTCCGCACGTTGTTGTGCCAAAATGGCATTCTGCTGTACCACGCGCTTTCTTTCGGCGGCTGCCAGCCCGGCTTGAACTTGTGACGCCTGAACCTGCTGCTTGCGCATCTGCAACTCGGCGTTCTGCTGCCGGGCCTCAAGCGCCAACTGCGCCTTCTGATGCTGTGCCTCGCGTGAGATCGCGAAAGCTCGCAGATAGGCGTCGGCTGCTGCTGATGGGTTGAGAGCCATTAGCCGTTGTCCTCCCCGTCATCCCCGCCGTCGTCGTATTGGTACACCGGCTCTCCTTCCTCATCAGGATTCTCCTGTGGGATTTGTTCCTCGTTGGGGTCGAAAATAACTTCGCCGGTTTCGGGGTCGATCTGCTGGCCTTGCTCGTTGTAAACCGCGTTGGGATTCTGGCCCTGATCTGGCGTGGGGGTTGTTCCTGTTGGCTGATACGTGGGCTGAAACGTCACCGGCGAGTAATTCGGAGCCTGAGTCATGCCGAAATTCTGAGTCGTGCCAACCGCTCCGGGATTCGGTGTCTCAGTGATGCCGTATGTCGCGGGATTTACCGGCTGTCCAGTCAGCGGGTCAATATTGCCCTCGCCGGTCAGCGGATTGATAATCCCTGAACCACCCTCGTATTGCGGCAGTGCGGGAGCGTTGAAGCTGTTGCCCGGCGCTGGGATGTTTCCGGCCTGCGTCCCGGCCTGAGCGGCGGCAAGCGCGGCGGCAGCTTGTTGTTGTTCGGCGGTCAACTGCTGCTGCTGGAATTCGGACTGCGCGGACTCCTGCGCGGCGGTCTGCGCCAGCGATGGCGAGATCAACTGGCTGCTGGCATCAAATGGTGTCACTTGTGGCAGCGCAGCGGTTGCGGCGTTCAGGTTCTGTTCCCCGGTCTGTTCCAGTTGCAGGCTGTTGAGTCCAAGCGCCTGCATCAGGGCCGCATTGGAATTGGGACTGCCGGGGCTTCCGGTTGCGATCCCGCGCTCGGCAGCAGCGGTTTCCAACTGGTTCACCACGCTCTGAGGCAACTGGCCGGATTCCTCCTGACCGATATTCTGGCCCTCTTGTTGCAAATCGAAGGAGTAACCGGGAAGCTGGTTGAACTCCTGCTGAACGAAACCGAGATTGCCCTGATTGATGCCCTGCGCGATTTGCTCAATCTGCGGCAGGTCTTGAATGTTCTGACCGAGTGCTTGCGGGGCCGTCTGTGTAATGGACGGCACCACCGGCCCGGTGATGGTCTGCGCCGGATTTGGCGTGATTCCAAAGAGATCGGTTCCTGTGGCGGATGGTGAAGGGGTTGCAGTGGGTGCCGCATAGTTTGGCAGCGTGGACACCGGCTGCGTTGAGCCTTGCGTTGTGGTCGTGCCGGGCGAAGTCTGTTGCGTCGGCGTGGTTGGCGCGACTACCGGGCCTCCAAGCGCAGGACTGCCGGGCGCATAATACAGCCCCGGTTGAAGCGCAGGCGTGACAATGTCATTCATCGTTGCCATAAATCAGAGTCTTGATCTCACAGGGCGTGCGCGCCCAAACGGCTCAAACGACCACGCGAGACTGACTTCGCCGTAGTAGTGGCGCAGTTCATCGTTCAGCAATTTAATCGCCTTGTTGTGGCACTTGGCCTCGAAGCCGGCGCTCTGCGCTGCGTCCTGATCGCTGAACCGGATGGCCTTGCATTCCTCGATGAGCGCCGGGATGTTGCCGATAATCAGGAAGTCGGTGTCCACCAGCGCGGGAATGAATTCCAGTTTGCACAATGCGGAGATCGTCACGGCCTGCGGCGGTTGCGGATTCGTGCAGTGGTTGCCCGGCAGTGGACCGTGGCAGCAACCGTTTGGAAGGCGATGAAAGTAGTAACGCCGGTACGATGGCACGAGTTCGTCCGGGCCGTAGCGAGCGAGCAGCACCTGATCGCCGGTCGTGGCGTCCTGCTGGTACAATAGAATGTCCCCAAACGTCGGGTCTTTTTGGACAGCGGTAAACTTGGATACCATGCTGACCGATGTTGCGCCAGCGGCGGCGAAGGTCATGTAGAATCCGTTCACAGGATTCAGGCCGTCTTGTGAATAAATCGGATTGCCGTTGTTGTCCCAAGCGGGGCCAATGAGGATGCGCGAGCCAACATCGCGTTGATCGGTCACGGCCACGAACAGGAACTGATTCACCGGGTTGAGGTCAATGTTGACGCACACGGTTCCGCGCTCGAAACCCTGCAATCGGCCTTCCCAGTTGCGACGCCGTGAGAAGCCCTCAAACTGGCTGCGATTGAACTTCCCCGGCCCTCCGGGCAGGTACTCGAAAAACTCGTTCTGCAATCGCACAGGATGACCACATACATCGACGTTGATGATGCGGGCAAATTCACGGGGCAGTGTCACGTAGGGATGCTCACAAGAAGCGCCAAGAATCAGTGTTTCGCGCCAGCCGTCAGCCCACCCGGTTTCACCCCCGGCGTTGACCAGCATCTGTTGGGCGCGATTCACCTTGGCGGCAACATGCGGCACGTCGGTCTTGCACAGCCCGATGGCTTCCGGCAAATCACTCTGCCTGACTTGGCTCAGTGTGCTGCGCATATCTTTTCTTTCAGCAGATTCAATTCGGCCTGACGCAATGCCAACACGGCTTCCTCGTCGGTGATGTCGTGCTCGCGAATGGCATCCATTATTTTGTCGGTCAGAATCTCATGGCGGTCAACCACGCGAGGAACGTTGCCGACAGTGATCTTTTCACTCTCGAAAACAGATTTCCTGTTGGATGCCATAACCGCCTTGTAGATCAGTTTGGCTCAAGAGTCAAGGTTGCAGGCCCGGTGCATTGGAAGCCCCCGGCGTTGACCTGCGTGTAGGTCGTGAATGGCGACGGCCCGGTGCCAGTGCCTTCCCAATAGACACCAATGCCAGCAAAAGTGATGACCGGCTGAATCGTGAGCGTCCATGTGTAGTTCGGGGCCACGCCACTGACGGACAACTGAATGAACGGGTCGCCCAAGCCATTCATCTGCGCGCAATGATTGTTCTGAATACTGACATCCCACGAGCAGCAATTGCCTTCCGCGAACACATCCGTCAATTGGAAAGTGCCATCCCATTCGGTTCCAAACGTGGAGATCGCCCCCAACGGGCACAGGCATAGATCTACGAATACGTCGTTTGGAAGCGCGCCGTAGTTCTGGAAACACGGATACACTCCGGGGTCTATGAAGTTCCCCAAAGGCGTAATGGTGATAACATTGCCAATCACGGTGCCGTAGTACCAGACGCCGCTGATGGCCAGCACGCACGCGATGTTGCCCGGCGTGATGCTCATGTTTGCCGTCCACTGACCGGCGACAAACGTCCACGACCCCAGTTGAACATTCGTGAACAAAATCGCGGACGCCTGATTGTAGGCGAACAATCCGGTCGTATAGCCCTGAATCTTCACATTCGCCCCGCAATTGCAGCAATACGCTGCCCCGCCAACAGTGATGCTCGTCGCGGTTTCGCACTCCACTGGCGGCGACGTAACGCTGATGGCCGACACGCTGAATGACGAGGTTTGAACCGTGGTGGGCGTGCCGGTAATCAAACCCGTGGCGTCCATCGAAAGCCCATTCGGCAGTTCGCCGCTGGAAATGAATATCGCGGCTCCGGACAGTTGTGGCGCCAGAATTTGAGCACTGTAAGGCGACCCCATTGTCGCGGTAGGCAACGGAAGTCCGGTAAACGCTGACACCGCGACAGTGTAGGTCTTGACCATCGTGTCGCCCACGGGGTCTATAAACTCAACTGCGAACGTGTAGCTCCCGGCAGTCGTTGGAACGCCTGAAATTGTGGCCTGACCCAACGCGGGTGTGTTGCCTTGGAATGTCATACCGGGCGGCAGCGTGCCAACCACCGACCAAATGCTGCCGGGCGATGTCGCGTATCTGCCAGTCGCGACAATCGTCGCGCTGGTGAACACCCCTATACAAACCGTCGGCGGCACGTCGCTCAGGCATACGATGTGGTTCTTGGCCAGCGAACACGCATAGGTCTGTGCGGCCTCGTTCGCGGCCAGTTGATTGCCAGAGTGAAAGATGTTCGCCGCGATGGTGTACACGAACGGATTGCCGTCCGGGCAGTTGATGGCGCAACTTTGCGGCGTGTTGCCGTGCAGGACAAACTCGGTTCGGCCATCGCGGCTCGATGGAAACCCGGGGTCGCCCGGATTCGTTGTCACCACGCCGGGATTGCCCGGCGGAACTTCCTGCGTGCCGGGCGGAACAGCCTGCGTGGGGTCGCCACTGCCGGGCTGAGTCCATGTGCCGTAAACGCCCTCCTGACCGTCGGGGATCGCAGCCGTCGCTGCGGCATCAGGCGTTGTTCCCTGTCCGTACCCAGTAAAGAACAACAATTCCCACTCCACGCCCAGCGGCGGCTGCGCGAAGAAGTAATACTGGCCGGTGAACTGGAATACATCCGGGGCTTCCGAACTCAAATTCGGCACCAATCCGTTATCGGCGGGACACGGCGAATCGGTTGAGCACGGGATGTTCATTGAGTTGTAAAATCTGGCGACTGCCACGTTTTCAGTACCACAGGATCGGTTGCAACCCATGCCCCAAGTTCTTTCGGGTCAAATAAAATCAGCAATCGGGCTTCTCTGGTCTGGTATTTTCCGTCGATTATGCAGCCCAATTTTAGTGGAGGCGACTGTTTCATCAGCAACTCAGGTTTTGATATAACGTCTTCTCAATCGGCACAGCATACACGTACAGCCCCCTCACCCTGCAATAGCCTTTGAGTTCGATCTTCAACTGGAACTGATGCGCTTGATTGACCGGCCTCGCATTTTGAGTCTGGCACTGATCGGCTGGCGGACGGCCAAGCATGATCGGAAACTTCTGGCCCGTTCCAAGCTCTGCCGGGTAGCCGGTTGTTGCCGGGTTATTCACATCCTCAATCGCGTTTCGGGCGCTGCAAAAGCTGCCTTTCTGCCAAACATACCAACAGGTGTCTGAGTCGGGCCGGAAGCTCACGGTCATATCGACGGTGCCATAAACGGAATCGAACCAGATTTCGAGGCCGTCGAGGGACTTGAGATCGAATTCCTTGCCCCATGTGAAGGCTGGGGTCTCGAAATACCACGCGATGCGGTTGTCCGGGTTAGCCAGTGTGCCATCGGTAATCTGGCCGTCGATCATCTCCCAAATCTGAATGCTGCCGTCCACGCTGCTGACTATGGCCATGAAGCACCGCTCAAGACCGCCGTAGTCGGCCTCGAATATCTGTAATACATTAAGTCCCTGCCACGCGCCTTCCCACGCGGGCGGCAACGGCTGCGCCCACTGACGGAAGCTGCTGATGATGTCGAAGTCCAGCGGCATGATGCCCTGCCAGACCACGCCTTGAGTCATCTGCACTGGGGCTGTGAGCATCAACATGCGGTTGGCGTAATTGACGCCCGAGCAAAATGGCAGCAATGATCGGTCGGTGGATTCAATTATGCGCTGCTCGTTCTTGCTCACCGAAACGTTGGCCCACTGCTGGAAATAACGCTCAGACACCATCAGCGATCGTACACCCGGCTCCAATGACGGGTAGAACAAGTCCGAATTGACGCCCACGACCCCAATGTCCGACGTGGCTCCCCATCGAAGTTGCACCACGTTTTGAATCGGGCCTTGAGTTGCGCCGGTCGCCGCGTTTCCGGTCGCAATCCACGCCGCCCGATTGGCCGGTACTTGAAGCGTGAAAATCTGGCTGCGGGTGAAGATGTACAGAAACCCCTGCCCCAGTGTGGAGTTCAGATTGCCCGGAGAATTGAGCGCGGTAATGTTTCCCGAATTGGCTGGCACCGTGAAGCCGTCGCCGCCGATGGCCAGCGGGTTTTCTGTGACCTTCAACACGGCGTCGGTAAAGTCGTACGCTTCTGTGCCAGATGGAGCGCCTACTATATCACCACCCGAGTACGTCCTGAACTGCGCGTACCACAGAATGCCTTGGTAGTAGAACATGCAGGTCGCCGCTGGGATTTCCTGCAATGGATTCATTGGCGTTTGCGGTGGAATCACGTTGCCATTCAACCCATTCGACCGACGCAATGTGGCGCCATCCCAAAACAGCGGTAGTGTCGGCGTCGTGCCTGCAACCGTCGCTGTCTGGTAGTCCCCGGCCTGAATAATGAGGAATGATTCAGCCTGCGCGAAGAACGCGCGCGGCGCGACCGTGGGGTCAGACGGATTGAACAGGCCGAACTTGGCCGACAGATCGGTGATGGTAAACGGAGCCTCAAGCAGCACGGAATATATGTGCCCGCTGATGCTGCATACCAGATACGGGTTGCCGCCCAACGGCGTGTAAAGGTATCCCCCTTGCCAGTACGAGGAACTGCTGGCGAGTAGTGGAATCAGTTGGGAGAAACCGTCGCGCGGGGTGATGCCAAAGTCACGACAGGTGCAGTTGTTCATCCACGCGGTTTGATTTCGCGCCAGCCCGTTGGGATTCGCGGCTGACTGCACGGTCGTTGCCGCGCTGGAATCACAGCCGCCAGTGAAGTCCAGTGTGCCGTCCGTCAATCGAGTCGTGCTCGGCATGCTCTTGAATGTGCGTGGCTTTAACGGTAAAGTCCAGCCGAATGCCAATCGAACGCTACGGGGCAAAATTCGAGGACGGGACTTCTGATCTGGTTGTCGAGATGGAGTGCATCCGCGCGGGCGGCAGGTGGATGTCTGAGAAGACCGGAAAGCAATGCGGAGAGGGCTTGCCGTTCCACTACGAGCGTGTGCGGAACATTCTCTGGCCGCACTTGGACGACCATCGCTGGCACCGGTTGTGCAGAGATACGATTCTGGCGAACAAGTTCACGACGCTGCTCGGCTGCGCAAGCTCAGGCAAAACAAATGAGGCTTCGTGGATTTACTTGGTGGAATACATGTGCTTTCCAGATGAACTATTTTTGGGCGTTTCGTCGACGCATATTGAAGGGCTTCGATTGAGGGCGTGGGGCGAGATTACATCACTATGGCAGATGGCGAAAGACGCATATCCTGACGTGATCCCCGGCCACTTGCTTGATTCAAAGCTGTTCATAGCCACCGACAAAATTGACGACAAGGATATGGATGAACGCCGTGTGAGGGATTGGAGGAAGGGCATCAAGGGAATCCCGTGTATCCAAAATGGCAAGTTCGTCGGCCTTGGCAAGTTCTGCTTCCGTTCTGGAACACTGGTTGACACACCAACCGGCCCTATATCCATCGAGCAGATTCGACCGGGCGACGTGGTGTGGTCTGCTGCTGGCGCCATGCCAGTAGAGGCGACATTTAAAAGACCGACCGACACCTTGCTCCGCATTCACCTGACGAACGGGCAATCAATCGAATGCACCCCGGAACACCCGTTCCTGACTCAATTGGGTTGGGTAAATGCGATTGACATATCTACACAACACGAGCTAATCTCCACGGATGAAGCAATGTATTGTCTGCAAGAAGGATATGAAAGGCTGTCACGGGACAAGGAAATACTGTTCCAAGAAGTGCCAGCACAGCACTTGGGAAAAGCCTTGTGTTCAGTGCAAAACGAAATTTATTCCGTCAGAGCAGCGCGTAACTTTTTGTTCCAGACATTGTTCTGCGAAGTGGATATGGAAACAGCCCGGTTATTTGGACAAGGTGAGAGCGGGCCAAGATTACGTTGCGACCGGAAAGAAAATCAGCGCGACACTTCGAGCCAATCCGAAGGAGTTGAAACGTCGCAGCGACAATATCAAGAGGCTGCTTCCCGAAATGCTGAAAAATCGTACGCAAGGCGGGTTTGGCGTCGGCCACTCAATGACGAGGCAGGAAAAAGTAATTTCGGCTCTGTTTCCGAGAGCGGCTTACAATCACTGCATTCCGACCGGCAAAAGTTCACGTTGGGGAGACGCCCACCTTTACTATCTGGACTTCGCGTGGCTGGACATAAAACTGAATGTGGAAGTCGATGGGTACAGCCATCGGGAAAAAGTTCAACAGCAGAAGGACGCCAAAAGAACCAAGTTTTTGAACGCAAAAGGGTGGACCGTATTGAGGTTCTCGAACGTGGAAGTGATGCGCGATACAACGAGGGTCAAGGAGGCTATACAGTCCACAATATCCAAGTTGCAGGACATCCGAGCTACAGCGTAAACGGCTGTCTCGTTCACAACTGCGGCATCAAGCAGAAGCGCATCAGGTTGATCGCTGACGAGGCGCAGTATATGTCCATCTCGTTCCTTTCCGCGTTCTCAAATCTGGAAACGAACGGCGATTTTCGGGCCGTGGTTCTTGGCAACCCCAACGACCCAATCGACCCTCTTGGAAAGGCATCCGAGCCGGTTGACGGATGGGCCGGTCACATGGAGCCGACCAAGACAACTACATGGAAAACGAAGATGCTCGACGGCATGTGCGTTAACCTGATTGGCACAGACTCGCCGAATTTCGATCAGGAAAAGGAGCTTTATCCCTACCTCATAAAGCGCAAAAACATCGAGCGCACGGAAGCATTTTTCGGCAAGGATTCTTTCGAGTACAACAGCCAGTGCGTCGGGTCAATGAAGGTCAGTTCACTCGCCCGTCGAGTCATTACTAGGGACATGTGCATTCAGTTCGGAGCCACTGAGGACGTGAAATGGAAAGGCACTTCGCTGACCAAGATTTACGGCGTGGACGCGGCCTACGGCGGAGATCGCTGCGTTGGCGGCGCGGTCGAGTTCGGTGAGGACATTGATGGCAAGATTGTGCTGAACGTTCACGCGCCCAAAATCATCCCTGTGAAGGCATCCAAGGAATCTGCGGAAGATCAGATTGCGGCATTTGTGTTCGGCGAATGCACCACAATGGGGATACCGCCAGAGAACATGTACCACGATGCCACAGGCAGAGGCTCGCTCGGCACCGCGCTGGCACGCATCTGGTCGGCCATGACGAACCCTGTGGAGTTCGGCGGCAATCCAACCGACCGACCGGTGTCACTCGACCTATTCATTTACGACGACAAATCACGCCAGCGCCGTCTAAAGCTATGCAACGAGCACTATAGCAAGTTCGTCACGGAACTATGGTTCAGCGTGCGCTACGCCATCGAAGCCGGTCAGATACGCAACCTGCCAGAGGATGTCATGGACGAGGGTTGCATGCGCGAATGGGACATGGTGAAGGGCGACAAAATCGAAGTCGAAACAAAGCTGAAAATGAAGGAGCGGACAGGCCGCTCACCTGACTTGTTCGACTGGCTATCCATCTGCGTTGAAGGCGCTCGCCGCCGTGGCTTCCAAGTCTCAAAGCTCGCCAATCAGGAGCACGACAGTTTCGACAACACCGAATGGAGCGACCTGCGCGAGAGGCAGGGACGGTTCAGGCGGGAGAGCGAGTTGGACTATAAGGCGTAACGGTCCAACCCCTGCTTTTTATCAAAACTTCCAATGCCCTGAACGCGGAAAGGTACAGGTCAAATTCCGCCTCGTCTTCTGATGCCGGGATTATCGGTCGACCAACACGGACCGCACTTCCATTGTCTCGCGGTTGATCTGCGAATACAATCAAGTCCTTGACACAAGCGTTTGGATTTTCAAGTAAAAACACCGTCCATAACCGTGACAAATCACGATCTCTATCAGAGGATTTTTCCCAACGCTCCAATTGTCGATTTGGATTCTTGTTAATTACAGGAACGGTCGCGTCGTGGCACGCCGCCGATATTTCTTCGATGGTAATTGTGTTCATGTCAAAGGCGGAATAGTGAATTGAATTACGCGGCATAAGATTGTGTCGGATTTACAATTTGTAAAACTTTATACTTTTGGCATCCGCACTCGCACTTTCGATCTGTTAATAATAACCCCAAAGCACCCAAAATTTCTGGTGACAAAGGTTGCTCTAATTTAAGCTCTCCCTGCAAAGGAAGTCCGCACTCGTCACACTTTAAGGACATCGTATAAACAACTTCATTCATGGGATGATCGTCATATCCCGCCAAATCTCCTTCACTGAACTGTTCGGGCATCCCACCATACGATTTTGAACATCTTGCTTTTGAGATAATCGTAAGGAGTAATTTTCCTTGGCGGAATGAACTCATTGAACGGGTACTCGCCGGACGCCATGCAAAGTTTTGCGTAGAACGACGAGCAAAAATCCTTTCGGAAGCTCGCGGGAATGTTTTTGTCGATGAATCCCAAGTCGCCAGCCCAATCGTATCCTTCGCCGTTCACCGTGCTAAAATAATGCTCAGCGTTTTCAACATTGGGAGTCCACACCGGACGAGCCACGGCGACGAGTCCGTTTGGGTTGAATGGATATTTCGCCACGCCTTTTCCGTCACGAGAAGCCCAAGTGCTCAACGTGCTGTCGAACCGGCTGAGTCCAGCGAAGCCCTCAACGTGACTCACCGGCCCAAGCGTCAATCCCTGTATTGCCAAGCTGACCGAGACTTCCGGGTCTTTCAGGAGTTCTTCCGGGAAGTGACCGTAGAGCAGAGCATCCAACATTTGGAGATCGTCGGGAGTGTTCATAAAACTATTTGCTGGCTGCCGTAGTTCCACCCGGCCAGCGTCGGATGTTAAGTCGGCGGTAATGGAAACAAACCGCCCGCGCACAACGGCTCACGCTCATACTTTGTTACACAACGACACGGACTCAATGCAGGGTCATTCCCCACAAATCAAAATCGACGAGCGACAAAAAGCACAAACTCGTTCTGTGGCTTGGTGTTGAACGTCGGCCCGGTCGGGGAAGTGAGCAACCTCGCCTCACCGCTCAACCACCATGTGCCGCCCGTAACTGGCACCCATGATGCGCCCACGAGTCCGATGCCCTGAAACGCTGGCTTGGCGTCCGTGGTGCTCCACGTTCGACGCGCGCCAACTTGGCCGTAAAGTTCAGAGGAATGCCACGCCTTGCGATAGCCGAAATGCAGAGCCAAGGCGTCAACCACGGATGCCGATGGAGCATTCAGAATTTCCACGCTGCCCATCCAATTGGTGTGCCAGTAGGCATCCAGTTTCAGGGAGTTCTCAAGACCCGCCGATTTAACCAGCACTCCCGCGTCCAGACCAAAATTAGCGGTGTCGAAACCGGACGCCGATGGGAGATTCGTCAGTCCGTCGAGCGAGATCGGGAATACGTTTATTGGCGGGGCTACAGGCGCGTTGGTCTGCGCCTGAAGGTTAAAAACGCCAAGGGCGATAATAGTCAGGAGGCAGCATAGTGTTTTTTTCATGGTGTTTTATTGTCAGGTTGGGGCGTCGGATTGCCGGGAGCCAGCAGGCCGTAAACGATGGCCAGATGCGAGATCGCATCGGTTTTGGGCTTGATCTGCGGCCAGATGATTCCGATGCACCCGGCGATGAACAGCACGGCCACGGCTGAATTACGGTGAGGGTTTGAGATCGCCTTGCTGGCTACCGCGTTGACGGCTTGCATCATGCGTCAACTACTCCACATTGCAACGATGCTGTCAACAACGAAAATTGGCCAGCAGCTTGCCGACTGCGTGCGGCCTCTCGGCGGGTGCATTCCGTCAAGCCCACGGATAACGCCTCTCAAACATCTCAGACACGCAATATGTTTTGGCCAAAAAAACTCCCGGCATACCGACCGGGAGTCCCATTATGAACGAGTGACGCTTTTACCGAGCCAATATCCTTCAGGCACGTTGGTCAGTCAAGTTTGTATTCTTTCGGGGACTTGAATGTCTTGTGATCGCAGATCGCATTGAGCCACGCGGCCAGATTGCGTTCGCCCTTCGGTATGCTCGTGTCCCGCCAAATCTCATCGGTCAGGGCCGCGAGTCGTTCCCAATCCTTGAGCGAAAGTTCCTGTTGCCGGGCAATGTATTCCTCCCGGAATTTTTCCAACAGGGCGTCCATTTCCGGGGTGTGCGGAGAGTGAAGAATTGCCGCCGCCTTGTCGCTGTAGAGTGACAGCACGGCCTCAAGTCGCGTCACTCGTTGGGCCAGACTGAAGCCCAAGCCTCCAAGGCCCGCCAGCACCAACGTCAGCACGGTGATAAACGCCCCAAATATCCAAAGTATCGTGGTTTCACTCATAGTGGTTGTAAAAATCGTACCAGCGTTTCGCTCGTTCAACCAAAGGTGATGCG